CAGTTCAGCCGGCGATCCGTCGGGCAGTCCCTGTCCGCGTGTTCCCCAGCGGGTGGTGTTGAAGAGGGCCCAGCGGCGGCCGGTCATGCCGTAGCCGTGCTGGATGCTGCGGCCGTACCACTCGCCGTAGTGCGTGCCCTCGCCGAGGTTGGCCAGGGCGTTGGCGTTCTCGGCGACCCAGGCGGCGAAGCCGAAGTTGTCCAGTGGGACGGTGCCGTCGAGCTTCTGCCCGTTGGGGGCGATCCACCGCTTGCGGCTGCCGGCGCGCAGGACGTACAGGCCGTCGACCTTGGAGACGACGTTGAAGCCGTGCGAGTTGAGGTAGCCGGCGGGGTCCTCGTTCTCGGTCAGGCGCTTGATGGCGACCTGGCTGTTGGTGCCGTTGATCTTCTCCGTCAGGACGAACTCGCGGTTGAAGCGCGGGATCTTCGGCCACGGACGAAAGTCGGTGACGTTGGTCAAGTGGTGCTCCGGGTTGGTCAGAGGTAGTCGTGGGCGGTGGCGTAGTCGTCGTCCCAGTCGGGGGCGGCGCAGACTTCGCAGACGGTGTGGCCGTCGACCTGGCCCGCGTATTCGTCGGCTGCGATGAGCCGGCCGCAGGCGCATTGGGTCGCGTGCGGGGCGGGGCTGAGGGTCACTTGCTCAGCCGGTCCAGGAGGCTGGAGTACATCTCGTTGAGCTGGGCGAGGCGGGCCTGGGCGTCGCGCAGCTCGTTCTTGTGCTGGCCGGCTTCCTGAACCAGGACCTTGTTGCGGTTGCGGGCGTCGTCGCGTTCCTGCTGCGCCTGGGTCAGGTTCTTGTTCGCCTCGCCGAGTTCGTCCTTGAGGACCTTCTCGGGGGTCTTGTTGAGCACCTTGCCCAGGGCGTCGTGGAGGGTGTCGCACTCGGGGCGGGTGAGGCGGAGGACCGGCTCGGTGTCGATGTAGGGCGGGGTGGTGAATTCGAGCTGACCGCGGACGCCGTTGAATCGTCCCTGGTTGATCGCGGCGCCGCTGCCGGGCTCGACCCTGGCGAAGTGCACGTTGTAGCGGCTGCTGGAGAGGTCCTTGATGACGCGGGCCTTGGTCGGGAGCATGTCGAGGATGGGGGCGAAGAGGCCGGACAAGGAGGTGCCTTTCGTAGGGCTGCGTCAGGGGGCGACGCGGCCGTGGGTGTTGAACGCGGCGTGGGTGGCGGGCATGAGCTGGGCCCAGAGCTGCTCCATCTGCTCGCCGGCCATCTCGATCTCGCGCTGCGGGAACGAGGGGAAGGTCGCCCGTTCGTCGCGTGTGCGCAGGCTCAGGAAGTTCATGAGCGATCGGGCGTTGCAGGTGGCGTACATCGAGGAGAAGAGGCCGACGGGCAGGACGGACCGGGCGACTTCGCGGGCGATGCCGGCGGTGAGCATCTCCTGGTACGCCTCGTACGACTGCCGGTAGGAGGTCTCCATGGACCGGCCGACGAGTTCGTGCTGTGCGGCGGTGCCCTTGGCGAACTTGTACCGTCCGGGCTTGCCCTCCTGGACGAGGTTCCGGTCCAGGCCGGGGATGTAGAAGTCGGGCTGGAGTTCCTTGTAGCGGCCGGACTCCTCGTTGTAGCTCCAGCCGATCCTGGCTCGCATCCACTCCCGGAGGACGAAGATCGGCGCCTCGACCCGGAAGGTCATGGAGTTGTGCTCGAAGGGGCTGCCGTGCTTGTCCCGCATCAGGTAGTTGATGAGGCCCTGGTCTGCTGCGGTGAGGTCACCGCTCTCGCTGACCTTGGTGGCGGCTCCGGTGGAGACGCGGGCTGCGAAGAGGACGTCGGTGTCGGCGGCGTTGTGCTTGACCAGCTCTACGCTGACGTCCGTGCGGAAGGTTGCGGTGGTCACTGGTCTCTCAGGTGGCGAGGCAACGGAACTGGGTGTGGAAGCCGGCGAGCTTGATCTGCGTGTAGCGCCGGGTGTTCTTCGCGAAGTTGTAAGAGATCGCGTTCACGTAGCCGCCGAAGTTCTGGGTGACGGACTGGATGTAGACGACGCGCTCGCCCTTGCTGGTCTTGTCGAGCCAGAGCTGGCCGGAGTCAACGTGCTGCATGCTTCGGGCCCTTCTGGGGGTTCTCGACGACCTCGGCCGCGAGGGTGAATCCGAAGGCGGCGGCGGTGGTGAGGACGATGAGGAACGGTGACCATTCGATGACGCCGACGGTGGCGAGCGCGGGGAGCGCTCCGGCGCCGGCCGCGCAGCCGTTGGCGATGACCGTCAGTGCGGCGGCTGTCAGCCGGCGAGGGTTCAGGCGGACCATCGTGTTGCCCTGCTTTCTCGGTCGCTCCGGCCGATGCGCCGGGTCAGTTCGCGGGATACGACGGCGGCCTTTCGGTCGGCGCCGCTGTAGATGGCTTCGGTGAGCTTGCGGACCGCGTAGGTCTGGCGGTACTCGGTGTCGGCTTCGAGGACGTCCTCGTCGGAGGCGGCTGCGGCTTTCTGGGCGGTCACCGACTTCTCGTGCTTGGCCCTGACCGCGGCCATGGCCTTGCAGCGTTCGAGGTGGGCTTCAGCGGCCTTCTCGTCGACTGCTGCTGCCGCTAGCTGTGTTCCGGCGTACTCGGCCCACCTGGTCAGCTCGACGAACAACTGCATCAGTCGGTCGTCGTTCAGTTCCGTCAGGTTGGCCGGCAGGTCCGGCATGTCGTCCTCGGGCCGGCTGCGCAGTTTCAGACCCTTCCGGCTGAGCTTCTGCGTCGTCCTCGTCGAGAGCTTGTCGTCGTCTTCGTCGAGGGGTCTCCGCGCCATCGGTGGTCTCCTGGTAGGGCCTGCACTGCTTGCAGACATCGCCGTTGACGCAATCGGGTGCGTCCTGCTTGGAATCGACCCGCTCCTTGATATCCAGAGCGATTTCGAGGAGCGGGTCGACGATGGCGGGGTTGTACCGGACGACGAACTGCTTGACGTCCTGGTTGAATTTCGACTCGTAGACGTAGGTCATCCGGTCGACGTCGTGTCCCTGGAGCTGTGCCAGCCAGAGGTAGATCTGGCCCTGGCGGATGTGGCTCGGGAACGGGACCTTGATGGATGACCACATGGCTGGCAGGTCGACGATCTTGCTGCCGTCCGGGAGTGTGACCAGGTGCTTCGCGAGGCGCTCGGGCTCCTCGAAGCGGACCGTGCCCTCGCCCACCGTCTTGATCTCCAGCAGGCTCCGGGCCGGGGTGAGCATGCCGTCGCTGTGGCCGGAGATCAGGTGGCTGCCCTCGGCCGAGAGCGGTACTTCGGCGTACTCCATCGCCTTGCTCTTGCAGTCCGGTGTGGGGCACGTCTGAGGACTTCGGTCCCACCATGTGACCCGGCAGTGGAGGCACTTGAACATGCCCTCCAGCCAGCCGATGTCCCAGGCCCGGTTCTGCCACTTGCGGTGGGACTCGTGTCCGGTGTCGAAGATGTTCAGCGACTGGAAACCAAAGGACTGCTTGTGGTGGACGCCCGTGGTGATGCGCAGGAACGTGGCCTTGGGGCACCAGTCGTCCTTGACCATCTCCGAGGGGTGGATGATGTCCTGCCGGCGGGAGTTGTCGGCCTTGTTCTTCTCGACGATGTGGGTGCGGACGGTGCCGAGGAAGTTCTCTTCGCCGGCCCCGCGCTTCTCGCTCAGGAAGTCGGAGAGGTTGGTGGGTATCGGGGCCCGTCGCTTTACGGCTCGGGGAGCCTTTCGCTTGGGGGCTGCCATGGCCACGTCTCCGGTTTCTCCTGGTTGCGGTATTTCTTGCGGAGCTTGGCTCGGTCGTTGGGGAGCATTCCGCCCCAGACTCCGTAGCGTTCGCAGTTCTTCATCGCCCAGTCCAGGCAGCGCTGGCGCATCGGGCAGATGGTTCCGTCGGTGTCCCCGTTGCAGATGGCGGCGGCTTCCCGAAGGTCGTCGAACCAGGGGTCGTTGTCGCGTGAGGGGGTCTGGTACTTACGGCACTTCGCCTCGTGTTCCGGGTCGTCGCCGCCGGTCCAGTCGGGGGCCGAGCATCTGGAGAACAGTGCCACTACGTTTCCAGGATGGTGTCGAAAGTCTCCTGGGAGAGCACCATCCAGTTCCTCCCTCCCATTTCAATGGCGAAGACCATTTCTCTCCCGGAGAGCAGTGCGTGTTGTTCGGCGAGTTTGAGGTCGTCGAGCTTGAGGATGTACTGGCGTTTCTCGGTGGTCTTGGCTTCGAAGGAGAACGTGTCGTTGCGGACGTCGTTCTTGTGAATCCAGCCGTTTCCCGAGCCGGGGCTGACCTTGCCGTCGTACTTTGCGGCGAGGCTCTTTTCCTGCCGCTGGGACCTTTTAAGGCCGCGGTTCGTCACCTGTGAGCCTCTTCCGGATCAGCTCCAGGAGCTGGTCGATCTCGTCGGATTTCCGGCGCAGGTAGCGGCTGGCACGCCAGGAGACGAAGGTGATGTAGCCGGCCTCCGCGAGGGCCAGGGCCGCAAGGGCTCCCGTCACGCTGCGGCCTCCGCCTGTTCGGGGTTCTTCACGGCTCGCAGGACGGCTTCGGCGACTTCGTCCTGGAGGTCGAGTTCGGCTCGCAGGGAGTCGATGATCGCGTCCTTCAGGTCCCAGGTGCGCTCGCCGAAGTCGAAGTACCGGCCGCGGCGTCTGATGACGTCGAAGTAGACGCCCCAGGTCATGAGGTCACGTACGACGTCCCAGGAGCCGGCGGTGATACCGCGGGAGGCCGAGTCGTCCCAGTAGAAGTGCGTCTCCGCCGTCTTCTGCGGGCCGGCGGACTTGTGCTTGACCGTCTTGAACTTCATGGCCTGGCCCACGCGGCTCTTGCCCTTGCCGGGGACCGGCTCGTCGAGGAACTCCGCGCGGGAGACCTCAAGACGCGTCCAGTAGGCAAAGTTCTTGCCGAGGCCGCCAGGCGTGGTCTTGGGGGTTCCCTGCGGGGAGAAGGCGCCGACCTTCTCGCGCCACTGGTTGACGACGAGTCCCATGACAGCGCGCTCTTCGGTCAGGTGGCTGCGCTTCGTTGCCTTGCCCGCCTTGCGGTAAAACTTGTTGGTCACCTTCGCGCCGACGGAGACGGTCAGCTCGTCCATGGCCTTGGCGTCCTCTTCGGCGGGTATGAGCGCCGGGTAAGAGTCGAGGACGATGGCGTCGACCGCGCGGGAGGCGGCGAATTCGAGCATGACCTCGTACGCCTCTTCCATGGCCCGGATCTCCGCGACCACGACCTGGTCGGTGTCGACGCCGAGCTTCTGCGCCCACTCGCTGTCGTAGTCCTCGGCCGCGATCCACAGGGTGGAGAACTCGGGGTTCTTGGCCTGCTGGTGGGCGATGGTCTTGTGGGCGACGGTGGTCTTGCCGCTGGACTCGAAACCGATGATCTCGGTCCACTTGTTCGCGGGGAACCCGCCTCCGAGGATGATGTCGAGCGGAAGGCAGCCGGTGGCGAACGGCGAGACCGGCCGCATCTGAGACGCCATGATCATGGTCTCGGGCCCGAATTTCTTGTTGAGCTGGGCCATGAGCGCGAGTGCCTCGGGTGACGGCGCCACACGAACCCCCTTCTTGTTCCACAAGTTGGTGCAACTTGTTGTTCAAGTAGGAGATTAGGTGTCGGCGCAGGTCAGGGACAGGGAGTCGAGTTGCTCGTGAGCGTCACGGCTTGATCACGTAATCCGGACACAGGAAAGCCCCCGGCGACCAGGGGGGCGGTCACCGGGGGCTCGACCCCGACCGCCAAGGGGGGTGTGGCGACCGGGAAGACTGTGGACTACAGAACGGTTACGACTTCTGAAGCGAGGCTATAGGTGACGATGCCGGTCGCGAGGTGCACCATGCACTTGACGAGACCGTCCTCGACCATCGCCGCGAGCGCCTCACTGGTGAGGACGGCATCCATGATCTCTGCAACGGATGACGGAACCCGCAGGCCCAGCCCACCTTCAATTTCCACGGCGGTTTGCTCCATACCCCGACGGACACCGCGGGTCGCGCCTCTGACGTGAGAGGGACCAGCCGATGTACACCCCGGCGGTCAGCATCCGATACCTGAGCATGCGGGGCGAGTCGCAAGGTTGTCAACTAAACTTTCCAATGGCGGACACAGTTAGCAGAAAGGTAGGTTGCGGTGATCCAACTACTAGCCAAGGGTTACGACGGGGGCCATGACAGGCCGCCGGCGAGCGGGGAGACCTCCGAGTGAGCGATGACAGATCCCTGGCCTTCAAGCTGAGCCTGCTCATGCTTCGCGGCACGGGCCCGGACGGAGTCCCCTGGACTGTTCGGACGCTCGCCGAGGCCACCAAGAGCGCCGGCAGGGGGATGTCGCATGCCACAGTCGGCAAGATCGCGGACGGCACCAACGACAACCCCCGCATCCAGACCGTGGAGGATCTGGCCGCGGCACTCGGCGTCTCGCCCGGATTCTTTTTCCCCTTGTACGATGTATCCGATTTGCCCGCGGTACAGATGTTCGGGGACCCCCACATCCGCGAACTGCTGACACTCATGGCCCGCCTGTCCCAAGAGGATCTGGCGGACGTCGAAGCCTTGGTCCGGCAGAGGGCTCAGGCGGTAGGCGCCCAGGAGGAAAAACCCCTCCCCCCACCTGCTGAACTACGCAAGCGTCCCGGACGTCGCAGGATGTCCGAAGCAGCACGACGCGCTGCGGAGACCCTGGAGCCCTAACGTTTTGAAGTCTGCTCTCTACACGACGGCACTCGTCCTCGGCCTCGTCGACACCGTCGAACTCTTCCGGCGTGCGCGGAAACGTTCCGGCACCCGCGCCACCGGGGCCGCAATCGCGTGTATGTCCCTGGCCTTCGCGTGCATCGCCCTGGCCTTCGCCGATCCGCTGATCATCGAGCCGTTCGCCAAGGCCACGGAAATCGGCTTGGCCACCGCCATCTCCGGCACGGCGGTCATCGGCCTGCTGGTGTGCGTCATGGTCCTCCTGTCGTGGTGGATTCTGGAGCGCACCTGGTACCAGCGGGTACTGCTGTTGATCAGCGCCTGCGCTGTGTCCACCGTGACCGTGATGGCCGTTCTCTTCGCCCAGAACAACCTGGCCAGCAAGTACACCGGCACCAGCCTGCGTCTCCTGGTGGCCGACACGGCTTCTGCCGGACCACTGTGCAACCGACCGATCGCCTACGCCTGCATCTACTTCCTGTTCGTGGGTCTGGCCTCGATCGTCATCACGTCCGGCTTCGGCTACCTGGCCCTCGGCGCGAGCGGCCTCGGCTTGCGCGTGCGCGTCGGCTTCTGGGCATCCACCGTCGCCGGCGTGTTCGGCCTCAGCTACGCCGGCCTCAGCCTGACCGCTGTCGTATCCGGCGCCCGGCACGACTTGATCCTGCCGTTCCACGGGACCGAGACCGCGACCACGTTCGGCGTGTGCGGGGCCCTGATCTTCGCGGCGGGCGTGATCATCCCCTACTTCCCCGCGAACGGACCACGTCCGTGATCCGGAGCAGCGCAAAAAGGGGCCTCACCGTACTGGTGGGGCCCCTTTTCACGTAGCGGTCAGGCGACCAGGTCGACGACCTCGCACGCACCGGCCGTGCACGCCAGTTCCTGACTGCCGACAGTGGAGTCCTCGATCTCCCAGAACGGCAGGTCCTCCCAGTGGATCTCAGCCGGCATCCGGGCCAGCAGCTCCTCGTACGCCTCGCGCGAGCACTCCTCGTAGGGCGCCTGCTTGTACGTGTGGTCGGAGTGCGGCAGGAAGCTCACGCCGCTGATCTCGTCCAGGTGATCCCACACCCACGCCCCGACCTCGTTCCACTCCTCGTTGCGTACCGAGATGGTGACCGAGGGCTTGTGGTCGCACCAGTGCCGCTGGACATCGAGCCAGACCTTCAGATGGTCGACCGCGGTGATCTGGTCACGGGTGATCGCACCGGCCGGCGCCTTGATCGGGAAGGAGAAGACGTTGTTGCTCGGCGACATCACGTCGTCCTCGCACGGCACGCCGTAGCTCTGCATGAGCTGGCTGAGCGGGTCCTTCTTGTCGGCCCGGACCCGGCGGACGTAGTACTCGCTGTGCCAGGTGTGCAGGCCCGAGGAGACCCCGACGAGCTGGCTGACCGTCCCGGACGGCTTGACGCACGTGATGGCGTGCGAGTGGTTGATGCCCAGCTCGTCGGCGTAGACGGCGTTGACCGACGACGACAGTTCACGCAGGTCGTCCAGCAGCGCGTTGCGCTTCTCAGCCGGCTGGGTGACCAGCAGATCGGAGCCGAAGAACCCGGTCAGGCTCACGCCGAGCAGGCGCTCCTCCTGGGCGTTCCGGCTCCACTCCTCCCGCAGGAAGGGGTAGTCCGTCAGCGTGCTCTGCCAGGTCCCCAGGATCGTGGCCAGCTCGACCTTGCGGGCGAGCGAGTCCCGCGTGTCGTCCTCACGGACCACGACCTCGGAGAGATTACAGAAGGAGAACGGACGCAAAATGATCTCCGAGCACGGGTTTGTCCCGTACACAACATCCGCGTCACGTCGTCCGTACTTGGCCGCCTGTCGCTGAGCGGCGCCGCGGTGGAAGATGCCGCGCTCGCCGGACCCGCTCGCCACGAGGGTGGCCCACTCGGCGTCGAAGTCCTCACGGCTCATGTCGTCGCTGTAGACGGCGCTGTTGTTGGCCAGGGCCCGGTAGGAATGCTCTTCCCACCACGCCCCCGACTTCGCCTGCGCCATCTCCTGGTCGCTGAGGTCGGACAGCGAGATCATCGCCGACCGGCGTACACCGCCCACCACGATCACCGAGGCGACCTTGCATGCGAGGTCATGGGCCTCGATCGGCCGGAGGCGGCGGCCGGCGGCGCCGTGCAGCAGCCTGATGGTGAAGTCGAACAGGTCCTGGAGCGGCTCGGGGCCGGAGGCTCGGCCGCCGAACGTCTTGAGCCTGGCACCGGCCGGCCGGACTCCGGACACGTCGATGCTGGGGATGATGCCGTCCAGCCACACCAGGCGGAGCAGTTCATCGAATGCCTGCGCCCAGCCGAGCTTGCTGTCGCCGACGGTGACGACGACCCCCGGCACGTGCCGCATGAGGTCGGCAACGACCGGAAGCTGGTTGACGTACTGCTTCTCGACGCTGTAGCCGACGCCGGTTCCGTTCATCAGGATGAAAAGCAGTTCGCTGAAAGCCCGGATGTCAAGCAGCGGCAGGTAGGAGCAGTTGAAGCCGGCTATGTGGGACAGGTCGAGCGCCTCGCCGGCCGTCATGACCGCACGCATGCTCGGCATGATCTGGTGGCTGAGGACGGCGTCCCGCATCTCGTAGAGCAGGTCCTTGTCCGGCACATGGTCGAATTCGTCGGCCAGGTGCTGGGTCATGAAGGTGAAATACCGGTCTACGGTTTCCGTCCACGTCTCCCGACGCTGTTCATCCTCCAGATAGCGGGCGTACCGAGACAGGGCGATGTAGTTCCGGTACGGGTCCTGGAGGGTTCCGTCCGGGTTGAGGATGGTGCTCAATTGCTCTCCGGTTATCCGAGGCGGCCGACGACTGTCATCGAGAATCCGCCTTGCTTGTTCGCCACCGTCTGTCGCGCGGGAGTTGCCTTGCCCTCGGACTTGATGTTGAGCCCGGAGGTGCTGTGGAGCTTGGGGTAGCCGCATTCGTAGCAGCGCTTGCCGGCCCGAGGTTCTGTGGGGATGGCGAAGTAGTTGCCGCCGCCGCATTCAGGGCACATCTCGGCTGCCCTGGCGTGGGCGGCCTGCCGCGGCGGAGGTGCCTGCTGCTCGTACTGGGGCTGGTACTGAGGCGGGTACTGGGGCGCCGGCTGCTGGTACATCGGCGCCGGCGGCTGGTAGGCGGGCGCAGGGGCACCAAGGTGCCTGTTCCAGAAGTTGCTCACTACACCACTCCGTTTTGAATGAGGCCCTTGTCCTGGAGGTTGGAAAGCACCGCGATGACAGAGGCAGTGAGAATGGCCTGATAGTCCGTGCGGAACGCCGAATACTCAGCCGGGTCGTCATCCAAATCAGAGGTGTCCAGGATACCCCCGAAAAGAATGTCGGTGATGAGCGCTCCGTACACCGCGATCAGCGGGAGAAGCGGCTCAACTACCGCCAGGCGCTCGGCTGATTCGAGCTGCTCCATTTCGAGCACCTCTTCGCTGCGCCCGACTTGGCCGCTCTTGACGAGCAACTCGTTCTCTGCTCGGCCGGCGTTGAGGTCCTGTGCCAGTTCGGCCTTGAGGACCTCGAAGGGAATCGTTCTCATTGCTCAATCCTTGGCGTCGGACCAGCGGTCGCAGACGACCACGTCGGCGGTGAGTGGGACGTTGATGAGGTGCTGGATACCCTCGCCGATCATGGCCTCCTGGAGGATCTTGGAGCCGACGTCGACCAGGTCGTCCGGGCAGATCACGACGAGTTCGTCGTGGACGGTGAGCGAGAGCTTGATGCCGGTGTGGCCGCTCTCCTTGATGGCCTTGTGCAGCCGGACCATGGCGAGCTTGATCAGGTCCGCCGAGGAGCCCTGGATGAGGCTGTTGACGGCACGGCGTTCGCCCTTCTTGCGCAGCCAGCCGAGGTTGGAGACGATCTCCGGCAGCCGGCGCTTACGGCCGAGCAGCGTGGTGAGGTCGTGGGTCTTGCGCCTGCGAACGGTGTTGACGACCGACAGCTTGAACTCGTAGATCTCGGGGAACTGCTCCTCGTGGATCTGCATGATGCGCTCGGCCTCGCGCACCGTGATGCCGGCCATGGCCGCCACGGTCTCGGGGCCCGCGCCGTACACGATTGCAAAGTTGAGACCCTTGGCGACCTGGCGCATCTCCTTGGTGACTTCGTCCCAGGAGACCCCGAACACCAGGGCCGCGGTGGCGGTGTGGGCGTCCACGCCGGCCAGGAAGCCTTCGTAGAGGGCGCCGCGGCCGAGGTAGTGCGCGAGGACGCGCAGCTCGATCTGGCCCCAGTCGGCGACCAGGAGCTTGTTGCCCTTGGGTGCGATGAACAGGGACCGGACCTTGGTGCCCAACGCCGTGCCGGGCCGGGGGACGTTCTGAAGGTTCGGGGCGGAGCAGGAGAAGCGGCCGGTGCGCGCTCCGTACTGCTTGAAGATGGGGTGGATGCTCCCGCCGAAGATGCGGCGCGGCTGGTTGTTCTTGCCGAGGTAGCCGTAGACGTACGTCGAGAGGAGCTTGTCGACCTCCGCGTACTCCAGGAGGATCCGGCAGACCTCGTTCTCCGGGTACGCCTCAAGCGTCTCTGCGTCGGTGCTCCAGTCCCGGAAGTCGGCCTTCTCACCGTTGCGCTTCTTGGCCTTGCCGCCGTCGGTGAGCTTGATGGGCTTGAGGCCCTGGCCGCCCTGGGACTTGGACAGGAAGAGGATGTCCTGGCGCTGCGGCGGGGAGCCGACGTTGAAGACCTTGCCAGCGGCCCGGAAGAGCCGGGTCTTGATCTCCTCCAGTGCGATGACGAGTTCGTGCTCCAGCTCCAGGAGCCGGTCCTCGTCGACACAGGCGCCCACAGGGTGCATGTCGAGCAGCACTTCGGTGACGCTGAGTTCGAGCGACATGATGCGGGACAGGTCCTGCTCGACCAGGTCACCGCACATCGCCCGCCACAGCAGCCACGTGTACTTGGCGTCGAGGTAGGCGTAGCGGGCGACCTTGGAGAAGCCGTACTTCTCGACTTCCTTGCCGACGTTCTCCGTGTCGTACTTGTGCTTGTAGCGCTTCTCGACCAGGGACTTGAGGCCGTTGAGCCGGTTCTCGTCGAGCAGCCAGGATCCGACCAGGGTGCAGCCGTAGGGCTTGGGAGGGATCCGGCCGCCGTAGTACTTCGCGAGGGAGCCGAGGTCGAAGGTGGCGGAGTGTGCCACCTTTCGCCGGCTGGAGAAGATCAAGGGTTCGAGGGCCTTGAACACCTGCGAGGGCCGGAGCTGCTTGGGCGGAGCACTCCACACCGCGGGGACGGTCTCCCGCTCCCCCGTCTTCTTGTCCTTGCGCCAGGTCGCCTTGGAGATCAGGCGGTCGCCGTTGGGGTGACCCATCGGGATGACGACCGCGCGGCCGTGGGTGGCGAGCGCTACCCACAGGATCTCGTTGGCGTACGGGACGCCCCGGTGTTCGCCGACGGTCTCGATGTCGATGACGAACTCGTCGAACCGCTCGAAGTGCGCCACGACCTCTTCGAGGTCGGCCATCGTGAGGATGACGTCGCGCACGTTTGGTGGTCCTTCCGTATCAGGCTGCGAGTTGGAGTCGTTCTGCGAGCAGAAGCTCGATGAGGATCAGGCGGTAGGCGCTGTATGCCTGGTGGGGCACTACGCCGTTGCCGACCTTGTGGAGCTGTTGGGAGCGGCTGAGGCCGGGGATGGTGGTGACGCGTCCGGGGATGCCCATGAGCCACTCGGCGAAGACCGCGGTCAGGCGGCGTCCGCCTCGGGGCCCAATCTCGGTCGGGTACGGTGCCGGGACTCCGATGACGGACTCCCATCGGTGGATTGCCGGCGCGTACTCCCCCCACCACTCGGAAGGTGAGTGACGAGGGTGCGGAGGTTCATCGCCCCAGTCGAGCCGGGGGCGTGTCCCGCGCCGCCCTTGCCGTCGGACGCCGTCGGTGTCGGCAGGAGATGCACTACGGCCGCCGGCAAGTGCGTATAGCGTCCGCTGCTGTCCCGCTGGTTCGGTGCGCCCTTCGGGCCGTCGCTGGCCCTCGAAGTCGGCAGCATCGCCATCGGCAGGGGTTCCGCCGGCAAGAGCAAGGCGACCTCGCTCAGCGGGCGGGACATCTTCCCGTGCCGGTTGCCCGTACCCGCCTTCCAGTCCCGCGCCAGGGGCGTCGGCAGTAGGGAAGGCGACGCAGAACCAGCGGTCTCGGTGGTGGGCTGCACCAATTTCGGACGCTCGAAAGCACATCCATCGCGCGTCGTACCCGATCGCGGCCAGGTCCCCGAGTACTCGGTCGAGTCCTCGTCGGGCGATGGCTGAGACGTTCTCCAGGAAGACGAGCCGCGGTCGAAGTATGCGAACGGCTTCGGCGACGTTTCGCCAGACGCCCGACTTCTCGCCATCGATTCCCTTCCTGTGTCCTGCGTTGCTGATGTCCTGGCACGGGAATCCCGCGCAGACGATGTCGACCTGGCCGATGAGTTCGGTCCAGTCGATGGAGGTGATGTCCCCGAGGTTGGGGATGTCTGGGTGGTGGTGCGCGAGGATCTGGGCGGCGTAGCGGTCGATCTCTGCGAGGTAGGCGACGCGCTCACCCGTGAGTTCCTCTACTGCGATTTCCAGGCCGCCGAATCCCGCGCACAGGCCGAGGATCGGCATGCGTGTCCTTCAGGAGCGGGGTGGCCGCTCCCCACCCGGAGGAGAGAGGTACAGGTGGGGAGCGGCCGGTCAGGTGGTCTAGTCGTCCGCGTCGTCTTCGTCCACGCCGTTGAGGACCTTCTGCACGGCGGCCTCCAGCTCGGCGCGGGTGCAGTGGCGCTCCCAGGCGTCCGCGTAGAGGGCCTTGTCCAGGCGCTCGTAGTCGTCGTCGGTCAGCGCGTCGGCGTCCCAGTCCGAGTCGACGTCGCGAGCCTTGACGGCCTCGACGTGGTACTCGGTCTTGGTGCCCTTGCCGGTCTTGTGGACGGCGATGTAGAGCTGGGGCGAGGTGAGGTCACCGACGTTGTCCCGGCCGACCTTCTTGGGGTCCTTGGCGATGGCCTGGAGGGTGCGGGCGGCACGGATGCCGACCTCCCAGACCTTGTGGACCCACTTCTTGTCGTCCTCGTCCCACAGCGCCACGTTGAAGGTGGCGACCTTGCGGCCGTAGTGGTCGAGGTCGTCGCAGAGCGGGCAGTCCTCCTTCGGCGCGAGCCCACGGAAGGACCGCTTGCCGGAGGTGATCTCCCGGACGTAGTGGTACTCGTAGGAGTCGAAGGGTTCGGGCTGCATGAGCCGGATGAGCTGGGGATCCTTGGTGATCTCCAGGCGCATCTCGTTCTTGGCCTCGAAGTCCTGTCCGCCGCTGCCGGCCACCTCGTCGAAGGCGCCCCAGCCGCCGGAGGCTCCCTGCTTGCGGGCGGCGTTGGTGCGCTCTCGGCCCTTGCGCGGGGTGTCGTCGTCCTCGTCGAACACGTCGCGGTCCTGAGCCTTTCGACCGCGGCGGGTGCTGGGGGCGTCGTCCTCGTCGATCGAGCTTCGCCGGCTGCGGCCGGCTCGGCGGGTGGTGGGTGCGTCTTCCTCGAAGATGTCGTCGAGTTCGGCTCGGGCCATATCAGTCCTCGTCGTCGGTGATGGCGGGGTGGACGTGCGCGAAGGAGTTGTCCTCGGTGGTGAGTTCTGCCGCCATCCGCCGCTCGCGCTCCAGCAGTTCGTCGATGGCGTCGTCCAGGACGCGCGGGTCGCTGGACTTGACCCGTGCGGTCACCTCGACGTGCTCGTAGGAGCCGAGGTTGTAGCGCTCGGTGACCGTCTTCTCGTACTCCAGGACCGGCTTCACGCCGCCGCCTCCTTGCTCTTGAGCGCCTCGAACGCTTCCTTCACCCGCTCGGTGAAGTTGGTGTCGGTGATGCGGATGCCTCGCGGGTCGCCGTCGAACAGGCCCTCCTGCGCCGCGATCTGGACGATTGCCTCGATCTGCTCGCGGGTGTAGAGGCGCCGGTCGCCGTTGGCGGTCTTGCCCTTGATGAGGTAGGTGGCCTTGGGGATGACCCCGCCGTTCTCCCACTTGCGCAGGGTCACGGCGTCCCGGCGCAGCGCCTTGGCCAGGTGTCCGATGCCGAAGAACTCCCGGTAGCCGCCCTTGTAGGGGCGGACCTGCGGCTTGGCGTCCCATCCGTCGGTCTCGTCGTGCCGGCCCTGGTCTGCGGACCGGGGGTCGAGCTGCGTGCGGACCGGCCGGCGCGAGATGCGTCGGGTGGAGCCGGGATAGAACTGCGTCGTGGGCGTCTCGCCGGCGATAGTGGCGAACTCGCTGTCCCAGTCCCTCATGCAGCCACCCGCACGAACCGGAAGCCTTCCTTCTCCGGGAAGATCCGCTCCAGGTCCTCTTCCGAGAGCAGTCCTTCCTGGTAGAGGACGTATGCCTCCTGCGGGTCGAACTGCCGGACCAGGGGGAAGAGCCGGTCGTAGACGACGGCGTCGTCGCCCTTCTCGGCGGCCTGGGTGTCGAGTTCGCGGGCGATGGTCTCAGCCTCGTCCTCGTCGAGTCCCTCGCTGGTGTAGCGCTCCAGCTTCATGCCTTTGAACTTCTTGTCGCCGACCGAGAGCGGGCGCGGCAGCTCGATGATGTAGCTGCCCTTCTCGTCCTGGACCCCGAGTTCTCGCAGGTCCGCGGTCATGTCGTCGCGGAGCTTGTTGAGGAGGGTCGTCTGGTTGTCGACGCGGGACTTGATGAGCGCCCACTGGGCGGCCTTGCGTTCGAATGCGGACTCCGGCGTGTTCGCGGTCAGTACCGACCCTGCCGGGGCGTCAGAGAAATCCACGCCGTGCTCCTCAAGTACGAGTAGGGAACAGTCGTCGCCAGGGCGGCTGACTGCGCGGTAACGCGGACCGCCGCAGATCGGGGGCTCGCCCTGGCGACTGATCAAAGACTAACACCCTTGTTGCTCAAGTTGAAGAACAAGTTGAGCAACAAGTTAGCGGGCAGCAGAGAGCCCCGGTGGCTCGTGCGTCCACCGGGGCCCTGCGGGGAGGATCAGGCGGTCAGCGCCTCCTCCATCTCGTCGATCCGCTCGTCCACGCTGTCCTTGTCGGTCTTGGCGGCCTTCCACTCCGCCTCGATCACCGGGAACTCGTCCCGCATGATCTGCCGGCAGCGGACCACGGTCGGAGCCTCGTCCTCGCCCATCTCGGCGATCAGCGCCTTGTGCCACGCCGCGGCGGGGTGGTCGTCGTACGTCTTGCCGGCGGCCAGCCACTGCTTGATGAACTCACGCGCCGTGGGCCGCAGCTTGGACTCCCGCCGGCCGCCCTTCTTGCGCATCCCCGCCTCGAAATCCTTGGCCATGAACTCCGCGAGCAGCTCCTCCACGGTGCGCTCCAGGTCATCCACGCGCTCGTCGTCCTCAGCCGGCTGCGGAGCGGTCTGGTTCTCGGCGTACTCGGTCCGGGCGAAGTGGACCTGCCGCATGAGCCAGGGCCCGATCTCGCCCCAGATCAGCAGGAGCGTGGGCATCACAGCATCGAAGAGACCCTCGCCGTAGGCACGGCGCATGAAGGCGTCGGCGCAGTTGAGGCCGTAGGTCATGACACCCATGAGGCCGAGCCAGATCCGCGGCCGGCGCAGTTCGGCGTCGCTCCAGCCGCGCAGTCCGAGGTACTGCTGGCCGACCATGAGGCCGAGGTAGGAGAGGCTGACGGCCGGGGCGACGAGGGCCTGGACGTGCTCGGGGACGCCGAGCCGGGCCGCGAGCGCCCACACGTTGCCGAAGTCGAAGAGGAACGCCAGGAGGATGGCGGACACGGTCATCGTCATGACGAAGTGGACCGTGAAGCGCTCGCCGGGGACTCTGGCCTGCTTCTTGGCCTCGGGCTTCGGCCTGCGGCGGATAGGGTTCTTCATGGGAGTTACGGCTCCTGTCTCCGACGGCTCTGGGTGCGCGCCCAGGGCCGTCTTTTCGTTTTCTGATGCCGAGTCAACGTACACCGGTAACCACTGTGTACACCAGTGTGCAATGTGAGGCCGAAGGTACGCTTCTCCCATGGAAGAGCCCATGGGAGTCCGCGAAGCGCGCGCCAACTTCGCCGAGTTGATGAATCAGGTGCAGATCGACCGGAAGCACATCCCGGTCGTCCGGAACAGCCGGGTCGCCTTCATCGCAGTGCCCGAGGACTGGTACCGACAGGCCAGCGCTGCGTTGGATGTCCAGGCTGGCGAGCAGACGGATTCGAGTGGCAAGGACTCATCTGAGTAAGACCGCGGTCTAAGTACGAGGCCACGATCCGCATGTTGGAGGCTCAGGCAGCCGACGGAAGCTGACGCAGGGAGCGCTCCAGGTTCTCCCGGAGCGTCTCCACGTCGTTGACGACTCGGCCGTCGGCGTCGGCACCGCGGCCGTCGAGGATGGCGGACGCGGTACGGGTCTTGAACTGCCGGCGCTGCTTGCGCCGCTCCTCCACCGTGCCGGCCGCCATGAAGTCGATCACCTGGACCGTCTCGTGCAGGCTGGAGGCGCGGACGTGCCGGGTGTCCTGCTGGTCCTGCGCGCCGGCTGAGTCGCGCTGGTCGTAGTTGATGAGGATGCGGGCTTCCGGAAGGTCGAGTCCGTAGCCACCGGCACCGGAAGCCAGGAAGAGTCGCACATCCTTCTCGTAGGAGAAGAGCGCCTTGGCTTCTGCCTTCTTGAGCGCGTTGTGGTCTCCGGTGAAGGAGACCGAGCGGTACTGCGGCATGGCCTCGCCGATGAGCTTGAGCATGCCCTTGAAGAAACTGAAGACCACGATCTTCAGGTCCGGGTCCCGCATCAGTTCCTTGCGCAGGAGACGGGTCAGCTCCTCCAGCTTGGGCGAGTGGTCGAGGCTGTCGAGGGCCCCGGATTCCGCAAGGGTGAGGCAGTACTTGCTGCCGCCCTTGCCGGCCAGGTAGCGCTCCGCCGAGTCCCTGATGAGTCCGGGGTGGTTGACCAGCATGTGAAGGGCCAGGAGCCGGCCCATCACACGGCCTTGTGCCGTGTCCTCGGTGGGCTGGGCCTTGCCCGAGTAGAGCGCGGCCAGGTCGATGCTGCCGGAGCCGTGGCCGGCCGCCTTGGACACCTCGAACAGGATGTCCTTGGCGATGCGGCGGTAGACCGTCGCGGTGGCCCGGTCGAGGTCGACGAGGACGTTGCTGCGCTCGACGGCCGGCATGTACTTCGCCACCTCGGGATCCTCGCGGGTCTTGCGGACCATCGCGACGGAGATCTTCTGGTGCAGAAGGGGAAGGTTCTTGTAGGCGACGGGGAAGCCTGTCCTGCCCTTCCCCTTGCTGCGGACGATGAAGGCGGGGTCGAAGTACTCCCAGGGCCCGAGGACTTCCGGGTCGACCCACTGGAACACGGAGAACAGCTCTTCCGGGTTGCCGTTGTCCATGACCGTTCCGGTCAGGCCGATGCGGTGGTCGGACTTGATGCGCTTGATCTTCCGGGTCCGCTCGGCGTTGAACGTCTTGATCAGGGACGCCTCGTCGGCGACGACGATGCCCGGCCGGATCTTCCGTACGTCGGTCCAGTCGTGGACGAGGTTCTCGTAGGCGGTGACGACGTAGTCCGGCTGGTGCTGCTGGATGTAGTCGAACTGCTTCCTCTTCTGCTGCGGGGTTCCGTCGATGACCGTGCAGTGGTGGTCGGCCGGCACGACGATGTGGGCCTGGCCCACCTTGCGGTGCTTGGTGTCGACGTCGGTGAACTGGGCGATGCGCTCGGCCCACTGCCACTTCAGGGCGGCCGGCACGACGACCATGCAGGTGATGTGCCGGTCGGTGTCCATGAGCATCTCAGCGGCGGCGATGGCCATCACGGTCTTGCCGGTTCCCATGCCGTAGGCGGCGAGCATGGATCCGCGGTCGACGATGCGGTCGACGTCGTCGGCCTGGTAGGGGTGCAGGAGTCCCACGAACATCAGCGCCTCCCGAAGGCGGACAGGCGGCGCATCATCGGGTGGTAGGCGCCCTCGTAGGCGGCCCGGTTCTGCTCGGGCGTCATCTCGCCGGGGTCCTTCACGGCCAGGTCGCCGTAGTCGAAGTAGCGGACGAGCAGGCCGGTGCCGTGGAAGTGGTCGAAGACCTTGCGCCGCTCGCGCTTGCCGTCGTGGTCGTTGTCCTGGGCGGCGACCAGCCGGCTGAGGCGCCCGCCGAGGATGTAGAACTGCTTGGGCGTGAGGATGGCGCCGTAGCTCGCGAGCCCGCCGGATATGCCGGCCGTCCACAGGACCGCGGTGTCGATGGGCGACTCGACGAGCACGCCTTCCTCACCGTCGAGAGCCTGGAGGCCGAAGAGCGAGTCGCCCTTCTGCATGCCTTCCGGGTAGTTGAGGAAGTGCCCCTTCCCCTTCTCCTGCCAGCCCAGAAGTCTTCCGCGCTCGTCGCGGACGGGGAAGATCCAGTACTTCCGTTTCGGGTCCCAGAGGATCTCGAAGTGATTCGCGGCCTCGGCGGTGATGCCCTTGGCTGCGAGGGCCTCGGCCGGCGGCTCGGTGAACAGCGCCAGGTGCGCCTCGGTGACCTCTTCCGCCTCCCGCTTCTTGGCGTACGTCTCGCCGGCGAGGAGGCGTACCGCTCGGTCGATGACGCCCTGGTCGCTCACCCACTGGGCGGCGTCGTCCTCGCCCTTGCCGCGGATCTCCTCGGCGAGCCGGACGAAGGGGCCCCGGAAGTCGCAGGAGAAGCAGATGAAGACTCCGGTGTCCTTGTGGACGTAGCAGGAAGGGTTGCGGTCTTCCTTCCCCTTCCGCCGGAGGTGTGCGGGGCAGGGGATCCGCCAGTTCTCGGAGTCCTCCCCCACGATCTCGATGCCCAGCTTCCCGAGCGCCGAGATGACGTCGCCGGGGATGGGTGCGTCGAAGAGGTCCTCGTTACCAGCCCGCGTACGCCGGGACATCGTCGCTCGCCTCCTCACCGAAGGGGTCGCCCTGCTGCTCGATCAGCGATCCGGACTCCCAGTCGAGCTTCACGAACCACTCGTCCTTGGGGACGTTGCGGCCCGCGAGGACCTTGAGCTTGTAGAACATGGGGTCGTCGGTCTGCTCGACGCCGAGCGCGAGGGTGGCGTCCTGGGCGAAGGCCGAGGTGTAGCCCATGGAGCCGGAGTTGAGGCCGTTGGAGCCGAGCTTGCTGCGCAGGGCCTGCGTGGTGACGACGAACGGCAGTCCGTTGCGGGCGGCCATGCGCTTGATGCCGCGGCTGATGTTGGTCATGGCCAGCGGGGTCTGCTGCTCACCGGAGACGGCGTCCACGAAGAAGTACGCGCCGTCGATGATGACCGAGTCCGGCTGGTACTCGTCGATCTTGGCCTGGACGTTGTCGAGGGTCATCCGGGCGGAGGGGTCCTCGGCGATGATGTAGTCGCCCATCCCCTCCAGCTTCCGCATGGCCTTCTCCAGGCGCTTCCACTCCAGTTCGTTGAGTTCGCCGGCTCGGAGCTTGCGCTGGCTGATGCCGGCCAGGAAGGAGTCCAGGCGTTCGGAGATCTCCATGGCGCTCATCTCGAAGGAGAAGAGCAGCGGGCGGGCGCCGACGGAGTGCATGGCTCGGGTGATGGCCAGAAGGGTTGTGGTCTTGTTCGACTTCTCCAGGCCCGTGAGGGTGACCATCTGGCCGGCCTGGAGGCCGAGGGTGAGGCGGTCGAGCGAGGGGAAGCCGGTAGGAAGACCTATCAGCTCCCCTTCCTCCCGCTCGGCGTAGGAGCGGTAGGTGGCGAGACGGTCGTCAACGGTCTTAGCCCAGTTGAAGTCGTTGCCGATCGGGGTGTCTTCGGCGACCTTGCTGATCAGGGCGCGGACGATGTCGAGGGCGTGGTCGGTGTCGCCCTGGCTGACGAGCGCCTCGACGGCGGCGTTGAGGCCGCGCTCGGTCAGTGCCGTGCGGCGCCGGTCGCGGATCCGGTCGATGAGGTAGTCGAGCGGCTCGTCGACCTGGGCGACCTCGAAGGTGGGGTGGTCGGCCCGGACAGCGTCGAGGGTGGGCGCCATGCCGTACTCGGCGTTGTAGGCGATCATGTCCTCGAACACGCGCCGGATGTCGCCGTTGGTGATGTGCCTGGGCTTGATCTTGGCGTTGAGGACCGTGGTGATGTCCCCGGTGGCGATGACCTTGCAGAGGAGCTTGTGCTCGTGCGACAGGACCGCGGTCACTGGTTTCCCCCCTTCAGGGCCGTGACGATGGTGTTGATCAGGACCGTCTTGCCGGTGCGCTTGGGCCACTCGACGTGGAGCCGGAAGGTGGACCAGTCGGGCTCGACCCCGTCCAGGCGCATCTGGGCGAGGATGACCGCGAGTCCGGAGCGCTCGATGCGGCGTACCTGGTGCCGGGGCATCCAGGCCGGCAGTTCGAAGCTGTGCTGGTAGAGGTGGGCGCCGTCGCAGGTCTCAGGCACGGCGCAGGTCCTCTCCGGTCATCGCGATGACGTCGCATGCCTCCGAGAGGAAGCTCTGCATCGAGGCGTTGTAGACCTTGTCCCAGTCGCCGGGCTTGTTGTTGCTGGTCAGGATGGTGGGCCGGGCGTTGCGGAACCGGCCGCGGATGAGGGTGTCGAAGACGTCAGCGGCGTAGCCGGACGCGGTGTGGTGCTCCTTGCCCATGTCGTCGAGGACGACGAGGGGCCAGGTCAGCACCTTCTCCAGGAGCTTTTCGAGGGCCAGGAACTTCTCGCGGGCGTACTCGTCTCCGGTGGCCTGGTAGAGGTCGCGGTAGTTGCGGTGCTCGATCAGGGCCTGGACGTAGTCAGCGAACGGGACGAACAGGATGCGGCCGGCGCCGCCGGGGTTCTGCCGCCGGATGGTGGTGAGCAGCGCGCATGCGGTGGTGGTTTTGCCGGTGCCGGCGTTGCCGAAGAGCAGCAGGCCCCGGCCGATGCGGCTGCGGTCTTCCGGGATGTCGGCCATGGTCGAGCCGGCGGGGATGTGCCGCTGGCGCCAGGTGGTGACGAAGTCGTCGATGGCGCTGCGCACGTGCGGTTGGAGCCGGGTGAGTGAGTCGATGCCCAGTCCCCAGTGCTGCACGGGGAGCTTGGCGGTCGCCCAGACAAGGCTCGCGTCCTTGGCCGGTGCCTCGGCGGTCTGCACGGTCCTCCTCCTCGGGTGGTTCGAGGACCACATTGAACCACAACTTGTTGCTCAACTTGAAGCACAAGTTGTTACTCACCACGTCCAGTCGTTCGCCGGCTTCCCCGCCGCGGGCTCGTCCCAGCCCTGGTAGACCTCGTCCGGGCGCTCGTTGGCGGCCCGCGCATCACGGTCCTTGCGCACCGCGTCGATGAGCAGCGCACGCTTGCCGATGAAGTCCTGCCACGGCAGGGCCCGTTGGTTCCGCAGTCCCTCCGTGGTGGCGTACAGCTCCGACATGGCCCGCAGCTCGTCCGGGGTGAAGCCGGCCGCCTTCAGCTTCACGAAGTGACTGGCGAGCGCCTTGAGGTTGGACTCCATCCCGAAGGCCCACGGCTGCGCCTCGACCGTCTCGCGCCAGTGCCGGGCCAGCCCAGGACCGGTGTCAGGACCCGGCCGACGGCCGCTGGAGGCCCCGTCCCGCCTGCCGGCACCCCATCCGCCCCGCGAGCCCTCCACGTCGCCCTGAGCGGGCTTCTCGTCGTCCCACAGGCCCATGGCCTTGGCCGGGTCGTACTGGTCCTCCTCAGCCGCCCGCTGCTCCTCCTCGGCTCGCCGGGAGGCCCTACGCGGCGCCGTTCGCGGAGCGTGCGGCCCTTCCGAAGGAAGGAGATTCTTTGAATCTCCTTCTTGTTGCGCCACATTTGGCGTGACCCCTACGCCAGATTTGGCGTAACCCATCTCCTCGGGCGTGGCCAGGTAGTAGTTGCAGGGACCTCCCGGCCAGCGCCGATCGCTGCGCAGCCAGCCGCTCTCGCGCAGCTCGGTGATACGGCGGGAGACGGTGCGCAGCGACCAGTTGAGGTCCTTGGCGAGCGTCACCTGCTTCGGGAAGGCACAGCCGTTCCTGCCGGCGTACTTGGCCAGCAGGCAGCCGAGGCGGAAGGCGGCGTCGGAGAGCCTGTGGTCGAGGATGTAGACATGCGGAGTCTGGACCCACAGCTCGTGGGCCTGGAGACGGTCCTGCTGCTCGTCGGTCACCGGCCACCCTCAGAGGTGATCAGGCCGGCGCTCTTCAGTTCGACCCACCAGCCGTTGATCTTCGGCAGGCTGTCGGACAGCTCCTCGGCGAGTGCCGCGGGCGTCATGTCGGCGCCCTCCTCGCGGGTCAGCAGGTAGGCGTACAGGCCGCGCGCTCCGCAGGACATGCGGGTGTCGGCGGCGACTTCACGGGGGATGCTCACGGGCGCGTTGGCCCAGCCCTGGAGAGTCCCTGTGGGGAAGTCTTCGTGGCTCATCTGGTCACCTCGGTAGCGGTGGGCAAGGGGAAGCGGGGCGGCCGGAGCCGCCCCGCTGGATGGCCTTGTCAGGCCGCGACTTCGCGGATCTCGACGTCCTTGCGGGGCCGGCCGCGCAGGGGCTCCCACTGCTGGGTCTTGGGGTTGAGCCACTCCTTGCGGACCTTGCCGGGGGCCCGCTTCGCCGGCTGCTCCGCCGCCTCGGCCGGGTCGACCGGTTCGGCCGCCTGGACGGCGCTGGCCTTGACGGTCTCCAGGCCCTTGATGGCCAGAGCGGTGATGGGGCGGTAGCGGACCTCGGCGAGGTTGGCGGCGGCGTTGGACTCGTCCACCAGGCGCAGGTGCCGTACGACGGCCTCCAGGACCTCGACGACGTCCTCGTTGGGCTGCCGGTAGCGCTCGATGTGGACGACGTCGCGGCGGGCGGCTGCGACCTCCTCTTCCAGCGTCTCCTCCGGCTCGGCGGCCGGCGGCTGCTCGGGGAGAGGGACGAGGGTCTGGGTGCCGCCCTCGCAGGGCTCCTCTTCGGCCTCGGCCTCCTCCTCGGGGGCGTCCGCGGTCAGGTCCTCAGCCGGGCCCTCTTCCTCCTCCGCGCCGTCCTCGGTGTCGGGTTCGGGTTCCGGCGGGCTGATCTGCTTGAGTGCGTCGCGCAGGTCCAGGACGGTGATGTCCTCGCCGTGGGCGAACTCGACCAGGTCGCGCAGGTTGTCGTCGCCTTCGTCGCCCGCCACCACCAGGTAGCGGTCTCCGTCGCGCTCGGCGAGGGTGCTGCCGAGGACGGTGTAGACCTCCTCGTCCCGCGCGGGGACGGCGCTCTCGGCGTTGTCGCGGATCACCTTGGACGCCTTGTCGAGGGCCTGGGCGACGACCGCGGTGTAGGGCACCTCGGGGTCGACCTCGCCGGACCAGTTGTATACGGCCTTGACGGCGGGGGTGACGTGGTCTGCGGCAGCGGGGATGACAAGCTGCACGTCGTCGTCGTTGGTGGGGCGGCCCTTGCTGTCGATGCCGAGCCAGTCGTCGAACAGTTCCGTGACGGTGCCCTTGTCAACGGGACCGTAGCCGGCGACTGCGATGTGGATGGTGGCCAAATGTGCTCCTTGTACGGGCACGTCACGCCGTCCGGAGGACGCGCCGGAAGATCAAAGACTTGTGGAACATCTTAACGTACAAGTGCTTCAACTTGTGGAACAAGTTGAGCAACAAGAAAGCCCGCCCCGGCATCCGGGACGGGCTCTTGATGGGCGGCTCGATCAGCCTTCGGCGGCAGCCACCGGGGCCGGCTCCTTGTAGAGCGACTTGGCGAGCAGCTCCTGGAGGGTGGTGTCCTTGTAGACGCCGTAGTGCGCGGCGACACCGAAGACGAAGGCCGCGGCTGCGGACCATCCGGCGACGGTCAGGTTGAACGCGGAGGGGTCGGCCACGTACTCCGTGCCCAGACCGCCGGCCGCCGACAGCGCGGCGAGAAGGATGCCCTTGACCCAGCCGGCCCAGCTCTCCTTGGAGACGAAAGCGACCAGAAGGGGAAGGAAACCACCGACCAGAACATTGACAAGACTTACATTTTCCATTGACACTCCTGAATTCCTACGAGAAGTCGAGATTGAATGTTGTCCCCCACGGCACATTGTCCTGGAGGATTTCCGTGAGGCGTTGCGCGTGCCGTGCCCTTCCGGGGAAATACAGGCTCTTCGAGGAGTCATTCGATCCCTGCCACAGGTAATCCGCAGAAGGGTCGGATCCGTCGAAGAATTCACCCAGCTCCGTGCCCTCTTCCAGCAGGACGTCGTCCATCCAGAAGAGGACGCCGTTGGTGCTGGCCTGGTACGTGGCCTTGGGTGCCATGACGCCCCCGTAGACCTGCCGGCTGCTGGTGTCCGGCGGGGTCCAGGTGTTGTAGACACGGACCCAGTTCCCGTCGACCAGGTCGGGCCGGTTGGCCTTGATCCAGTCCGAGTCGGGCCCGAACTGGTAGGCCGCGGCAAGTGGATCCCACACGGCGACACTGACCGGCGGGTAGCCGGCGGGGACGTTCACCCATGCCGACAGCGTGTGGGGGACGCCTGTATGCAGCAGGTCTCCGCCCTTGGAGCCGGGGTTGATGCCGCCGATCGCAGCGACACCCACCTGGGCCCCCGACGTTCCGCCAGCCGGGCTCTGGAACTTCACCGACCCCGTCTTGGTACGTCCGGTGGCGTTGTCCCAGGTGAATGTGTTGGTCACTCCTGAAGGGCCGAAGTATCCCCAGCGGGAAGTACCGGAATTGAATCCAGGGTTGTTGACGAGATTGATCCGCTTGGGCTTCACCTTGATGTTCAGCATTCGCGGCGCCACCCAGTCCGGGACCTGGTACGCAGGGTCAGCGGATTCGTACGCGATGAAGTGCGCGTCGGCGTAGAAATACCAGCCGATCTGGGGAGACCCGGCACCGTAGTAAACGAACGGCGTCACGCACGCGTACCGGGCCGTGCTCGGGGCGGTGACGCTGACCTGCGCGGTGGACCAGATGCCGTTGGGCTGGCTGGTGTTGTCCGTCGCCGACGACAGACCGTCGTAGACCAGGTTGTAGGAGGCGTCGTAGCAGCGCACCCAGACCCGCCACTTCCGGGACACGTCCGTCGACACGGAGACGCGGGCGGTGATCCGTCCGCTGCCCGCTTTCAGCGGGGCGAGGGCGTCGGTGTGCGGGTCGAGTCCCCAACCGGTCGAGCCGCTGGGGATGTAGAGGATCGTGGACTTGGCGGAGTAGGAGCCGACCATCGCCCGCTCCTGGGTCCGGGTGGCGACGGTGCCGTTGTACGACTCGTAGCACATGTGGTCGTCATGCACGGCGGCTGAACGGTCCAGCAGGTTGCCGGACGGCGCCTGCGCGAGCTGGACGCGGTCGAACGCCGTCGTACTGGACGCCGGCAGGCTGTCCCAGCGCAGGCCCACACTCGCGTAGGCGGCCCCGTTCCACAGCGTGCCTGCCTCGCCGCGGTTGTAGTCGATCGGGGCTGTGGCGGTGATGCTGGTCCTCTGCCACGCGGACGTCACCGCGGTCAGCGCCTCCGAGCCGGCGATCCACGACATGGCCGGGTCCGGGCATGCGGGGTTGGCGATGCCGAGGTCGGCGAAACCACCGGACGGCATGAGCGTGTTGATGGCTGCCGTGCCGCTTGAGGTGCTCGTGGCTGTGCCGCTGATGATCAGCGAGTACTGGACGACGGGATCGCTGCCCGTGGTGGAGGTGGTCGCCTGGATGGGCTGGGTCGAGAGGACCGGCATCACAGACTCCTTTCGAGCAGGCCGAAGAACGCGCCGTCGGGTGTGGCCTGGGCAACCGAAGCCAGTTTTCGGGGCGCGACGCCGGGGCCGACGTACTGGTAGACCTCGATCAGGCTCCCGACGTGGTGGACGTAGATACGTCCGCCGTCGGGGACCTCGGGCCAGGTCGCCATGACCGTGATGGTTCCGCTGACCGTCTTAGTCAGTCGGGTGCGCGAGGCCATCCAGAAACTGCTGGCACTGCTGTTGCAGCGGAAGACGATGCCGTGCTCTGCTCCCGCACCGAGCCGCGGCCGGCTCATGAACGTGATGAAGAGACGCTGGTCGCCGATCGGGGTGCCCCACGGGATCGTGTTCAGCGCCCACACCTTGTACGGGGTGGTGCTCGGCGTGACCGGGGACAGCATGCCGTCGGAGACGACCCACGTGCCGCTCGTCGTCCAGGCGCTCGGCGTGAGCCAGAAGGCGCTGTTGCTGGAGTAGCTGCGGTCTCCGCTGAGGTTCGGGTTCGGCTCGTTGAAGCGCTGGAAGAACACCTGGCCGACGGTGCGCTGGTCGTAGTTCGTGGTGACCAGATTGCCCTGCTCGTCGTACCACTCGACGAACGGCCGAGCGACGCTGCTGGTGGTTCCCGCGAGCAGCTTGGTGTACGCCGAGGCGGTGAAGCTCTGTTGCGCCGAGCCGGCGAACGACCAGTAGGTGTTGTCGGCCGCGTCCCCGTCGGGCTGCTTGTTCCTGGAGTCCACGCGCGCGGTGTACGCGAAGTTGTTGTAGGCCACGCGGTCGCCTGCCGCGTAGCCGACCTGGGGGCTCCACTGCGGGTTCCGGCTGAGCGGGACGCCCCACTGACGGACCATGGTCTGCGCCGGGAGCGGGGCGCTTCCCTGGGTGTCGGCGACCTCCCACACATCGCGGTTGGTTCCGGGCTGCACGCCCGAGTTCTTGACCAGCGCCCGCCAGACTGTGCCGCCGGAGTCCCGGACGAGGTTGTCGAGGACGTAGACGGTGGTCGTCGACCAGGTCGTTGCCACGGGTGTACCGACCGACCGGACGCCGAGGGTGGTTGCGGACGCTCCCTGGTTGGTGACGGTGCCGGCGTTGTTGTCGGTGGTGGTCCCGGTGACAGCGGTCAGGCCCGCGGCGACGCTCAAGCCGCCGGGGTAGGCGCCGGTCGTGAGGTTTTGCAGGCTCCACGTCGAGGGCGACAGGGTGATGGGGTTGGTCAGTGTGCTGCCGACATCGAGCCGGGTGGCGTCGGTGACCTTGCTCCACCAGCCGCTGCCGTCCACGGGCTCCTGCCCGCGGGAGGGGTCGACGGTCCCGGTGACGATGAAGGTGTTGAGTCCGGCGTTGTATCCCGTCGCGGCGGCATTCTTGCTGACGACCTTCGTCATGAAGGTGTGCGTTCCCGCGGTCAGGGTGTAGCGGCCGAGGTAGCGGGTCGAGAACCAGATGCGGGGCTTGCCGGCGAGGGTTCCCAGGTAGTGGTCGACGGTGCCGATGCTGCTCTGCACGCCGTCGATGTAGTAGTTCGTCTTGCCGTAGGCCGTGCCGTCGATGGCGGCGACGGACAGGTCGTAGACGCCGTCCGCCGCGATGGTGAAGTTCAGCGTGACGTAGGAGTTGACGGGGCCGGCGAGGGAGAGGTTCGGGTTGACGCTCAGGAGCCAGGAACCGTTGCTGGTGCCGCCGGCAGGGTTCTTCGTGACGGTGCCCGAACTCGCGGCGACGGTCAGGGTGTCGGCTCGTGTCTGGGTGCTGACCGACTTGACGGCCGTCCACAGGGCGCCGTTGTGGTCTACGGCCTCGCCGCCCTGGTACGTGAGGTCCTTGTTCCAGTCGGGGTACTTCGGGTTGACGAAGGCGCTCTGGTCCTGGTTGAGCATGAGGTTGCTGCTGTCGCCGATTTCGACGTCCCAGCCGGTGAGTGTGTTGATGAGGTCGGCGATGCCGGCGTCTGTGCCCCGGCTTCTGGCCAGGTTGACCGCCTTGCGGGTGTGCAGCCTGCGGCGGAGGGGCTCGTCGCTGACTTCGGTGGACACGCCGAACTGGTGGGCCAGGTGCTCGACCGCGCTGTTCGGTGCTGTCTCGATGCGCCGCAGGTCTCGCAGGATGCCGGTCTCGGTGGCGAGGGTGTTGAGCTGGTGCCCGAAGATCGAGAGGAACTTGAACAGCTCCGGGTTGGTGACGCCGTCCTCGTATCCGGTGACCTCGGTGGTGGCGAGCCGGTAGGCGCGCGGGACCGCCTCGTAGAGGCGCAGCGCATAGCCCGCGTCGACCACGGACAGGCCGGCGGCTGCGCCGGCCCGGACCCAGTCCTCGGTGAGGGTGGCGGGTTCCCAGTAGTTGATGTCGCTGCCGGGGGTGGTGCTGGTGCTGCTGGCCATGGCCGCGTAGTTCACGCCGTTGTAGCTGACGACGTCGCCGGCTGCGTACGTGGCGGTGCTCGACCATGCGGTGACGCCCAGGAAGATCCCGTAGTAGAAGACCCGTCCCTGGGGCAGGTCGAGGTCGTCCCAGGTGCGGCCGGGGGCGCTCTGGGGGATCTCGGCAAGGACGGTGCCGTCATCGCCGTGTGCCGGCACACCGTAGGCGTTGCGGACGATCCGCAGAACGCTCCAGGTGTTCTGGGACGCGGCTCCCCAGGCGATCTGGATGTGGCCGGGAGCGACGGACGTCGCGGTGACGGGTTCGACGCTGTACTGGACTGCCATGTCGGCGCCGTACAGGCTCTTGCCGTAGTAGTCGTAGCCGTACACGGCCATGTATGTGTCTCCTGGGGGTGAGCCGTGTTCAGGCCGACGGCAGGGCCGGGTCGATGTCGTCGATGGGGCGGCTGGTCGCGTCGCCGGGAAGCGCCCGGATGTAGGTCATGCCGCACCAGGCCCAGGCCGTGATGTTGCCGACCGGGTTGGGGTAGCTCGCCCGGTTGTGGACGCGCATGGAATCCATGTGGCGGATCTGGAGCTGGAGTCGCTCGCCCTGGAACCACTCGCCGCTGTAGGTGAGGTCGGCTCGGTGGTAGCCGTGGGTACCGCGCGGGTTGGTGGACGACCCGGTCGCCACGTCCGTGTCGTGGTCGGCGAGGTTCATGCGCGCGTAGCACATGTGGTCCAGGGAGTTCGGGCCCGTGGGGATGGTGGCGATGAGGCGCATGGTGATGATCCACCAGCCTGTCTTCGGGCAGGTGATGGTGGGGCTGTTCAGCCAGGGGAAGAACTTGGTGGGGATGCCCAGATCGGTGAGCTTCCGGTTCCAGGTGACCGGGTGCCAGTCCCTCGTGATGTCGACGTCGAGCTGGTCGACGGTCGGCGCGATGGAACTGCCGGTGGAGCGGGCGGAGCCTACGGGGAGGTTCCAGCCGGAGTTGCTGGCGTCGACCAGGTCGTTCACGGTGCTGGCGACCTGGTCGTCGTAGCGCTGCATGGAGTCCAGCCGGCTGACCACGTCCTTGTAGGCGTGTGTCTTGCCGGCTGCGTCGGTGTAGATCTGCGGCTTGGCACCGATGACCGTCTCGACGCCGGTGAGTTCGTCCTGGATCTCGTTGACGTCGGCGGCCAGAACGAAGTCCCGGCCGTCCTGGTGGGTCGGGAACGTACGGATCGCGTTGGGGTAGACCTTGCTCATGGTGTCCTTACTGGCCGCCGTCTGAAGTGATGTAGATCTGGCCGGCCACAGGGATCTCCCAGTCGCGGCAGATGATGTCCTGGACGCCGGTCTGCTGTCCGTCGGCGCGGGCCAGGAGCGGAATGGTCACGTACTCGACACCGGGGACCGCGTCGAGGAGCGCGAAGAGCTTGGATGCCGGAATGCGCTGGCCGAAGGAGGAGCGCTGGCTGGACAGCAGGTCCTGAAGTGCCTTCTGCGCGGCCAGGACGACTTCGGAGGCCCGGAACGTGGAGTAGATGCCCAGGACCACGGGGCTGCTGGTGGAGCCGACGTTGACGCCGACGAGCGTGCCGGGGACGACGTCGACATAGACCCCGGTCAGGGTGCGGTCCTGGACGTAGCGTGCCGTCGCGGTGAGCTGGTCGTCGGAGGGCACGGCGTTGTCCGCGCCGACGGTGGCGATGGCGATGGCGCTGTAGTGGGCACCGATCGCCTTGGCCTTCGCGTTGCCGGGAACGGCCAGGGCCAGGTCCTCGAAGTCGCGCAGACTCACGGCTCTGTCCTGAGCACGGAACGCCTTGGGCGCGTTGACGCGGATCGACTCCGTGCTCTCGACCTCCCGGCCGCCCGTCATCGCGGAGGAGCTGGCTATGTAGATGCCGGCAATGCCGATGGAGATGTCGATGATCTGGTTGGCGTCGATGTTGCCGCGGGCGCCTCCGCCCACCCGGTAGGCGGCGTAGACAGGAACGTCCAGATCCGGGATGGCGCCGAGCGTTCCGTCCCCGAAGGTGATCATCACGGTGCCGGTGTCCGAGCTGGTCAGGGTGAAGACCCTGTCCGTGGCTGCTGCCGTCAGGATGTCGTTGGTGACCTGCCACTCGACCGGCGCTTCACTGCCGACGAAGACGCGGACGCTGTCGACGAGCGCGGGAGCGGACGGCAGGGTGAACGCCTGACTGCCGGTGCCGTCGGACGTGCCCAGGCTGTCGACGAGGACGAGGGTCTCCGTGACTGTGCCCGCGTTGAGTGTGAGGGTCTGCGATCCGGCCGTCGCGCCCTCGGTGACAGAGACCGCGGCACTGCCGGCTGCCGCAGGCACGGTGACGGCGGTGTCCGTCTCGAAGGTGAGCGGAGCATCGAGGCTCTCGATGAAGGCGGTCGTCACCTGCGTGCCGGCCGGGATGATCACATCCGTTGCCTGGGTCGCGTCGGTGACGAACGTGACGGAACCGGTGGCCGGGGCCGCAGAAGCCGGCGTGTAGCCCAGGAGCGCGGCGTGCGCGAGCACGGAGGAGCGCTGGGTGGCGGTCTCCAGGAACGCTTCGCGCGCGGCGGCGTCTCCGTAGTAGGACAGGATGTCGCCCATGTACGCGAAGAGGTTGACCAGCAGTACGCCGAAATCTGCCGTGTTCCGGCCGGACCATTCCGGATAGACACGGGCGGCGTGGTCGAGCATGGCCTGCCGGAAGCCCTCGAAGTCCTTCGAGGTGTAGTCGATAGCCGGCGAGCTGGACGTAAGATCCGCCACGGTGAGTTTCTCCTGAATTGGGACAGCAGAATGGGTCCCAATTCGTGCACCGTATGTGGATCAGTTTATGAGGCAGGAAAGCCCGAGTGTTATAGGGCGCCGCCGACCACGCGCCCGCCGGGCATGATGCGTACGCTCTCCGTCTGCTCCACCTCGGCGGCCGGCGTGGTGGTCAGTGCGACGCCCACCTCGACGTCAACGATGCCTTCCTGATCGTTGTGGACGACCGGGCGGATCTCCGTGATGACGGCACCGGGCTCCCATCGCGCCATGGAGTCCCGTACGGCTTCGGCGAGGATGGCAGGCGCGATGGGGTCGTTGGGCCGGAAGAGCGCGGCGGAGACGTTGGAACCGAAGGCGGGCTCACCGACGTACTCGCCGGGCACGGTGGCCACCACAGCCCGCGAGCGCTGGACGAGCATCTTGTCGGGGTTGGTGATGACGGCGACCCTGCCCATGGCGTCGAGCTGGAAGGGCATGCGCATCTGGACGGAGCCGGCGCCTGGGTAGCCGGCGACGCTGGTGACTGTCTCGGTGCCAGCGACGGGCTGGTTCGTGGAGCCGGCGTCCGGACGGCTCTGGGGCCAGGTCTCGGCGACGGCGGCCATGACCGCGGACGTGTAGGTGTAGAACAGGTCGGTGCGCCGTGAGGCATCGGCGATGGACGCCAGGGTCAGGCTGCCGCCGACGTAGAAGCTCTCCCGCAGTCCTCGGCTCAGTTCGAGCTGGACACCCTGCCCACGCGCGTTGCGGTTGGCGATGTTCAGCGCGTTGTTGCCGTCGATCTCCTGTGGGGCGGCGGAAACCGCGAACCCTGCCGCGGTGAGGCGGTTCCTGATCGCGGCCCCGAGTTCTGTGTCCAGGCCGCCCAGGTACGTGGTCTGGTCGCTGCCACTGGTGCCGTGCCACGAGACCGTCCACTCGACGTCGCGCAGGACCTGGAAGACGGTGGGCTCGTCGAATCGGGTGCTGGTCACGTGCAGCGTCGAGTTGTCGCTGCTCATGACGCCCTGGAACGAGTAGTAGGACGACGTCTGGATGGTGGCGCAGTAGTCGGCGAGCTGGGTGGTCGGTGCCTCGATGACGCCGCCGTGGATGGCTATGTGCGCGCCTCGCGCACTGGGTACGACCCGCGAGGAGACGATGTAGTCGGTGCCCAGGGTTTTGTGCGCGGCGAGGTCCGCGTAGCTGGAGTAGGTGTCGCTCAAGGGGACGGTCCTTACGTGATGATGCCCAGGTGGACCCGCGCGTTGACGTAGAAGGCGTCCCCTGCGTTGCGGGTGAAGCCGGCCGGCTTGTCGAAGTGGACTGCGCCGACGGTGTTGACGTAGCCCCAGGTGGTGATGAAGGTGCCGTCCGTCTTCTGCTCCACAACGGAATATCCGACGCGGTAGTTCGGATTGTAGAAGCCGTCGGGCACGGTGAACGCGATGGCGGATGCTGCCGGATCGGTCACCGTCAGGGCGCCGCACACATGCAAGTTGCCCCAGGCGTCCCGGCGGTACTGGATGGGCTGGACACCTGTGACCCCGCCGAATGTCGTGGTGGTCGCCCAACCGGTGGTCAGCGCCGGGTCGGTCCAGGTGTCGCTGCTGCGCAGCGGGTTGCCGGCCGACACCGTCATACCGTCGAGGGCGTCCGCGGCGAGTTGCGGGCCGGTGACCTGTCCTGGCTCGGCCGGCCAGTACACCAGGCGACGGCCGCCGCCGTCGTAGGTGGCCCAGACCCGCTCGCCGACAGTGGCCTGCCGGGTGACCTGCCCGGACGGATAGGCCCAGCCGGTGACGGCGTCGCCGGAGACCTGCGGGATACGCAGGCGGACACGCCCCAGCCCCTGGGGGTCCTGGGCGTGCGTGATGATCGCGCCGTAGATGTCGGTGCTGGTGGTGGCGAGCGCCATGGGTCAGGCCCTCCCGATGTGCTGGGCGCGCCAGCGCCCGTCGATCAGTGACGAGCCGTCCTGGACGACGTCGACCAGTCCGGCTTTGGGGACGGAGTCGAGGCCGTCGATGCGGTTGCGGCCGAGGGTGACGTCGGTCCAGTACACGCCGGCTGACGGTTCGTTGGGCATCACGGATATGCGATGTGCGGTCGAGCGCACCATCCATGGCCCGGCGTCGTGGGGCCCGAGCGCGCTGCCGTCCATCTCCAGCTCGACACCGGGCCGCAGTCGGCTGTCCCCGCGTACGGTGCCTTCGCCGTGGACCCACAGGCGTTCTCGGCGAGCTTCGGCGGCGAGGGCTTCGGCTGCCTCGGCTTGTGACGCGAAGGGGCGGCCGGTGCTGTACTGCGTGACCGCGGCGTCCTGCGTACCGTCGGCGACGACGCGGACGAGCGCGCCCGTGGTGGTGTTGAAGCTGTAGCCCTCGCGTCGGGTGCGGGTGCCGCCGAGGGGGTCGAGTTGGCCGGCGGTCGACTTCCAGGTCTTGACCGAGTCGGTGGGGGCTTTCGCGTAGTTGAACGCCGGCCGGTCCTCCCCCGTCTCGCGCAGGGACACCAGCGGGTCGGTGAACGCGATGGTCGTTCCGTTCGGGACCAGCCGGAACCCGACCTCGTCGGCCAGGTCCCGGAGGAACAGGAAGTCGCTCGTCGCCTGCTGGGGAAGGTTCTCGAACAGCCGGCTGTCCTGCTGCACCTGGGGGCGCAGGCCGGCGCCTCGCGTGAGGTTCCGCGCCACGTATGAGGCGGTCGCCGACGGCCAGAGCCGGTTGGTCTGGGACTGCATGTAGTAGGTCGGCCCGATGCAGGTGTAGACGACCGGCACGTTCACGGATGCGGCGAGCGACTGGTGGGTGTCGCTGCCTCGGACGGCGACTGAGGAGACGTAGCCGTAGAACGTCGTGGAGCGGACGGTGTCGCCGAAACGCAGGGCGACGGGGGTGCCCTCGGTCATGACGCCTGTGAGGTCCAGTGACCAGCCGGAGCTGCTGGAGGCGCCGCGCTGCACCTGGTGGACCACGGTGATCTGGGCAACCTCGTGCAGCGCTTCTCCCTGGGTGATCACGGCATCCGTGACCCACTTCCTCCCGCTGAGCGGGGGGCTTTCCAGAGAGATGATCGGCCACTTGCTAGACAATGGGGATCCTCACCCTTGTGCCGACGGATATTTCCGTCCAGTCCAGGATCTGAGGGTTGAATTCGGCTATCCGCCACCACTGGGAGGAGTCGCCGTAGTTTCGGTAGGCCACCAGATCCGCTCTGTCACCTTCAGCCCAGGTATATATCTGCACAGTTGCCGCAAGAACTCCTGGACCCTCCGGGAGGATCACATTACGGGACTTCCCGTCACTTCCGGTAATGATCGCGGTGACGCTGGCTGCATATCGAGAATTCGCAGAAATCACGGCTTAGTGTTCACCTTTGTCGACAGGTCCACCGAAAGACTGAGAGCACAGCGCTGAGGAATCATCTCTCGCGAGAAATGGGTGTAGGTGACGCTCAGGCTCGTCACCGTCCCGTAGTACGACAGGGTGTTGTTCGCCAGCAGGCCGGCCCCGGACGACGACCCGCCAAAGAAGAAATTGCACGCGTTGGGCTGCATCGCCTGGAGCGTCTTCTGCTGCGCGCCCTTCGCGGTGACGTCATAGGCCCCGGTGATGTTGTAGAGAGCCTCGACGTCGGCGAGAACACCCTTCGTTGCGGCCTCGTCATAGAAGTTCGGACTGGCCCCGTACATCTCGTACGTCCTGTCGAACAGCAAGTCGAACTGAAGCGTACCGATGCCCTGGGCGCCGATGATGTTTCCGTCCGTCGACCGGTCGGCTGCCGACAGGTTGTATCCCAGATCGTGGCTGAGGCTGATCGTGGACGGGTTGAACAGGAAGTCCAGCGTCAGATAGCCGCCAGTGACGGACTTCTCTTCGCGGTAGATAGAGCCTCGCCAGAACCCCGAGTCTTTCTTCGCGGCGAGCCCGAGTGCCGGGATGCTCCGCATGCGGGGGTCGAACTGCGGGTTCTTCGGGTTGACGGCCATCAGACACCCACTCCGAGCTTCTTGATGCGGCTGTCGGCGGCTATGCAGTCGACGACCTTCTTGGCGGCCTCCGAGGCCGCACGGTCGGACATCGCTCCACTGACCTGGATCTGGATGGCGCCCTGAGCGAAGGAGAGCGACACACCGCCACCCCCACCGCCCGCGCCAGAGGCGGCCGATGCAGCGGCGCCGGCCGGGGAGACGACGTTGACCGAGTCCTTGATGAGCGCCTGGCGGATCGTCTCCGCCTTGGCCGCCGGGATGATCATTTCGCCCTTGTGGACCTGCGCAGTGAGGTCCTGCGGGATATCCCAGGCACCCGAGGCGTACCAGTGGGGGTTACGCCTCTGCCACAGGTCCCACGCCTTGGACGGCTTGCCGTAGTCCGGCCGGCCAGCGATGTAGTCCATGCCCCACTCGATCTGCGTGGCGGGGTTGGTCTTCCAGTCCTTGCCCTTGGACGCCATCTTCGATCCGGGCAGCGCTTGGGGGATGCCGAACGCGTCTGACGTGGGGTTATCTGCGTTCGTGCGCCAGTTGGACTCGTGCAGCCAGAGTTGGTAGAGGGCGTTCCACTCCTTGCCCGTCCACCCGCGCTTGGCCGCGAGCTTCTTGCCCAGGGCGACGTTGCCCTTGGGGTTCGAAGGGGCGCCGGCAGCCGTAGTGGCGCTGTCAGCGTTGGTCGACAGGTCCGTACCCTTGGTCTGCGCGCCCATGGTGTAGGCGCCGCCACCCGAGAGAGCGGCGGCGATGGCGTCGACCTCTTCCTGGCTGACGCTGTTGCCCGAACTGCCGGCCGCGCCGGAGTCGCCGGCCGCGTTGGAGTCGGTCTGCTTGGTGTCGGTGTTGTAGCTCGACAGGGCACCAACACCGCTGGCAACGCGCCGGACTTCCTTGATCTCGCCGAGGTGGTAGGGGCGGACCCGTACGTCCAGCCCGGTCTTCGGCGCTTCGACGAGCTTGCCGTTGCCGATGGCCAGCATGACGTGCTTCTCGCTGGGGAAGAGAAGGTCACCGGGCTGGATGTGCTGCTTGTCCACCTCGACGCCGACGTGCATCTGGTCCTTGGCGATGCGGGGCAGGTTGATACCGGCCGACCGGAAGGCCCACTGGGTCAGTCCCGAGCAGTCGAAGCCCTTGCCCGGCTGCTCACCGCCCCACACGTACGGAACCCCTACCTGGGTGAGGGCAGAGGTGATGGCTCTCGCTGCGTTTCCGCTGGAGAGGTGGTTCGCCGAGGCGGTGGACGGCTTGTCGTGGCCACCGGACGAAGACGAGGTCGTGGCGCTTGCGGCACCACCGCCGAGGCCGGTGGGCAGCAGGCTCTTGCCGAAGTTCCAGATGCTCTTGATCTGGCTGATCGGCTCCTTGGTGGCCGAGGCCCACGCACCTGAAGCGCCGACGATCTGCTTGATGCCCGGCAGTTCGAGGAAGCTGTTGATCGCGCCCTCGAACTTCTGGACGGCGTGGGTGGCCGTTTCCAGGTTGTGGGCGAAGGAGTCGCCCATGTTGGCGTCGTGCTGTCGTTCCTGGGACTCGAACGTCTTGCGTGTCTGGCCCAGGCTTTCCGAGACGCCGTACTTGCTCAGCTTGCTGCGGGCCGAGTCACCCTTGCCGCCGGTCTTGGACGCGTCGGCGATGAGCTTGTCGGCCGCCGCGGAGGACATGTGGGAGTTCTGGAGCAGGGTGTTCCTGCCCCGCATGTACTCCTTGAGGTTGTCGACCGTGTCGGCATCCCAGCCCGACGCCTGCCCGAGCTGGTCGACGTTGTAGTCGAGCACCTGGCCGGACGCGGTGGCCGACGCGAACTTCTTGGACCCGATGGACTTCGATCCGAAGGTGCGGCTCATGATGTTGTCGGAGAGGGTGCCGATGCCCGTCGCCTTGCCGCCCCGGCCGATGGTGGGCCCGTAGCCGAGACGCTTCGCCGCAAGCGAAGCCTTCGGGTTGTACATGCTGGAGTACAGCTTGGCACCGGTTTCCGCATCCAAGCCGGCGACGTACGCAGCGCCGAAGGCGTTGCCGCGCGCAGCGCTCTGCGCCGATGTGCCGTAGGTCAGGCCGAAGTTCTTGTCCAGCAGGAAGTTCGCGTTCGACGCGTCCTCGGTGGACTTGGCGACGACCATGCCGTAGCTGTGGTCGCGGATCGCGTTCTTCCAGCCCCACTTGTCGTAGCCGGCCGGCGCACCACCGGAGGCGATCGAGGCCCAGTTGGTGTACCGGTCCATCTCCTCCATCTGCGGCGTCATGCGGTCGCCGTACTTCACCGCCTGCTGGTAGACGGTGTTGAACGTCCCCTTGCCGAGGGAGGGGGCAGGAGTGTTGTTTGTGGAGTTGCCCGCCTCGTCCAACGGCGTGGTCCCGGAGAAGCCCTGCGGCGGCGGCAGGGTGTAGTTGCTCTGCTGCCGGCCCACGTTGAGGACTGAGTTGTTGCGCGTGGCGTACACACCGCCGCCGCTGACCCGTGCGCTGGAGAGACCCGCACCGCGGTTGTAGGACCACATCCGCTGGCCGACACGCAGTCCGTACGTCGGGTTGTTGGCGATGTTCTGCTGGCGGATGGCGTCGTCGAACAGGGAACCGTAACGGGCGTCGGCGTTCGCCTGACGGGCCTGCGCCACCCGAGCCGGCGTGACGCGAGCGGCCAGGTCCGGGTTGATACCCGAGCGAGCCGTGGACGCGGTCTGCTGGGCCTGGTAGCGGGCTCTCGCCGCGGCAGCCGCCTGCTGACGCTGCGCCTCCTGCTGGGCCTGGCGCTGCGCGTCCCGCTGCATCTGAGCAAGCTGAAGCTGCTCCTGGCGCAACGCCGACTGCTGCCGGGCTGCGTCCTGGGCGCTGCGGAGCTGCTGCTGGGCCTGGGCCATGGACGACATGGCAGTCCGGGCTGCGTTGGTTCGGCCGACCTGGGCGTTGTACCGGTCGGCGAGGCGTGTGCCGAGGTCGCCTCCGTAGACGCGGCCTGTGACGGGGTGCGTGAATCCGCTGCCCGCAATGCCGCCGGCTTGGGTGACTGTGTTGGCCGGCGGGTGGGAGATCGGAGCCGCGCTGATGCGCGTGGTCTGGTTGGCCGCGGGGAATGCCTGGGTGGGCATGCCGCGGAACGCTGCGCCTTGGGTCGCCGAGTTGACCGCACCCTGGAGAGCGCGGTTGAGGGCGGCGATGTTCGTGCCGAGCTTGTTGATGTCCTGCTCGACCTTGTCGGCCGCGCGCTGCATGCCGTTGGTGCCGAGGAGGCGGCCTCCGAAGTTGGGCTCTGCCCGGTTGATGTCGTTGCCTTCAGCCACTGGAAGCCGCCGCCTCCCTTCTGTCCTTGACCCAAACGGCCAGGTCACGCCAGTACTCGCGTTCCTGGACCGTCAGTTGCTTGATCTCGCTGAGCTGCCACTCGGGGTGGGCGTAGGCGAGGGTGGTGAAGTCAGCCCGTGTTGCTCGGGCGTCAGAAATCGCGAAAGAGATCGGCCACGCTGAGCGGGAGCGGGACCTCACCTCCGCACTCCTCGTGCTCGATCTTCAGTTCCAGCAGCCGGGGGCCGGGCTGCTTGGCCGCGAGCTGGTTGAGGATCGTGCGCCGGTCGGCCAGGCCGAGGGACTTGGCCAGGTCGGTGCCGCCGGGCTTGGTGTTGCCGTGCTCGTCGCGGATCTCTACGAGGCACCGGGCGAGCAGGGTGGAGTTGTGCTCGGCGTTGGTGGCCTTGGGGTCGGCGAGCATGGCTGCCTGGTCGGCGCCCTTCGGGTACCGCACGATGGCGTAGCCGCCCTTGCGCAGTGGGACGGTCAGCCTGCCGACGTCGGCTGTCTGGGACTGGATGTCGCCGAGGGAGATGGTCGCGGCGAAGTCGTCTCCGCAGTGGGGGCACAGGATCTCGGCGAAGTCCATCTCGTCGCCGAAGGTGACTCGTCGGATGGCGACGACGAGGGCATCGCGGTCGCCGAGCAGGAGCTGCGGGAGGACATCGGAGGTGGCTGGCACGTCGCCGATGCGGACCGTGCCCAGTTCCAGCAGAGTCTCCAGCATGCGAAGGGGGTTGGACCGGACGCGGGCCAGGGCCTCCTCGTCGGCGCCGGTCAGCTCGCGCACCTCGGCCTCGGTGATGATGTGGTCCTCGCGGACCAGGCCGGCCGGGAGAGCTATGAGGCAGTCGGGCGGCGTGGGGATGGCCGGCGGTTCGCCGGCTGAGTCGGTGAGCAGGCTCTGGATGGCGGCGGTCGCGCCCTGCGTGTCACCGAGGACGTCGACCTGCCGGCCACCAGCGGGGGAATCGAAGGTCCAGTCGTACTGCATTTCAGGCATGAGTAATTTCCTTGTTCCGGGGTTACTTGATAACCGCGTACGAGTTCGGGCCGGAGGAGTCGGCCACCTTGAAGTCCCAGCCCTCATGAGCGAAAGTGATCTGGGAAACGGCGAAGGTGTTGCTTCCGGCGTCGAGGTCGCCGAATGCCACCGAGGTCGGCCAGGCGTTGTAGAGGCGCCATGCCGCCTTCACGGCGGCCTTGCTCTTCGTGACCGGGTGGTCGATGAGCATGATGTCGATCGTGGCCCGGAATTCACTGCCCGTGTCGCTGCCGGAGCCGTTGCCCTGCATGACGTCGAAGAGCTGGTACATCCAGTTCACGAGATTCTGATCGCCCGGCATCATTCCCTTGGAAAGGGTGACGGGGCTGAAGTCGCTCTGACCAGGCATTTTCTGAGTTGTCGTGTTCATGCCTCCAGCCCTATAGGCGATGACGTCGGTAGTCACCGAAAGGCCGCTGACAGACATGAAGCCGAGCTTCGGATAAGCCTGCGAGAGCTTTCCGACCTGGCTGATCTGGACGTGGAACTTGAAACTGCGAAGTGGGTCCGTCTGTCGCGAGGCCAGGCTCTGGCTCTGCGAAACGGTCTTGAGGGTGGAGGCCATTCACTACTCCCGTAGCACGAAGTGCGCCGGGTGGTGCGCCGTATGAACTGCGAATGGGATATCGATGGGATTACGGCGGGGCAGGAACGTAATTCCTGCCCCGGTTCCTTATGCGGACTCGGTGACCGTCGCACCGCCGTCGTACTGGCTGATGTGGATCGCGATGTACTCGGCCGGCCGTGCCACCGCGATGCCCACGTCGATGTGGACCTCACCGTTGTCCACCGTGCTGGTGGTGTTGTTGGTGTCGTCGCAGATCACCTGGAAGGCGGTGTCCGGGGTGGCGCTGGCGAACATGCCGGCCTGGGCCTGCGTGGTGAGCTGCTGGGCGAGGGTGGCCGCGATGGCGTGCCACAGTTCCGGGGTGTTGGGTGCGAAGACCGCCGAGCGTGTGAGGTCGACGAGGATCTTGCGCGTGTACGTCAGCAGCCGGCGAACGGCGACGTAGCGGTCGGGGTATCCGGACTTGAGGGTCCTGGCGCCCATGATGCAGATGCCGCTCTGAGGGATCTGCCGGATGACGTTGATGCCCCAGGCGTTGAGGTTGTCGAGCTGGCTGTTGGTGAAGCGCAGTTCGGTGGAGTACACCCCGCTCAGGCGGCTCAGGGTGCCGGCGGCCGACTGGTGCGGTCCGTAGAGGGTGTCGGTCTGGGCGATCTTGCCCAGGACCGCGCCTCCGGGCGGGAGGATGCGGGTGGCGCCGGACGCGACCGAGGCCGGGTCTGCGCTCACCAGCCACGGCCCGTACACGGCGACGTACGAGCTGGACGTCAGGGGTGCCGGGGTGGTGCTGGAGTTCGCCGCGGGCGAGAGCTTGGCGTAGTTGGTGACCGCCGTCGGTGCGTCCAGCGACGGCGTCTGCGGCGTGTCGACCACCAGGAATCCGTAGCCGTAGTCCTCGATCCAACTGATGATGTTGTTGAGTACGGCGGTATCGGTCACGCCCGGCAGGTTGATGTTGACGATCTCGCCGGTCGCTTCGAGCTGCTTGGTCGCGGCGACCAGGTCGGGCGAGGAGCTGCCGTCGAGGCCGCCCGTCAGCGGCGTGCCGGTCTGGAGGGCTGGGGTGAGCGAGGAGGACCATGCGTCGGTGGCGACGTAGTCGGCCTTGACGAACGCGCTGCCGGTGACCGGGGAGTTGATCATCGCGACCAGGTTCCGGGAGTCGGCCGGGTCGAGGGAGACGTCGTTGTACCGGTCGGCGATGTACGCGTCCGTGGTGCCGCCGACCTTGACGGCCATGTTGAACCGGCCGGCACCCGTGTTGGCGTTGGAGATGTCGACGTAGATCTGGTTGCCGAAGGCGCCTGCGGCTCGGGCGGTGAGGGTCAGCAGCGCCTCGGGGGTGGTCTGCCGGTCGTTCAGGGTGACGTGGGAGGCCACCGAGTCGGCAGGGACGGCGCGGCAGACGTATGCCTTGCCGCCGCCGTTCGCGAAGTAGCTGTAGACGGCGTACGGCAGGAGGTCGGTGCCGTTGCCCCAGCCGCCGTAGACCAGCGAGAACTGGTTCCAGGAGGTGATCAGGGTGGGGACGGCCGGACCGAAGTTGTGGGCGCCGACGAATGCGGCGATGGCCTCGCCGGGACTCGTGGTGACCGGGTTCGATATCGCATCCAGCGTCTCGTCCACGTAGATGCCGGGGCGCAGGAAAGTCGCCATAGAGAAAGCTCCTTCAGGGCCTACTGGCCGAGGGGATGAGTGGTGAGGTCGACCGTCTGGACGGGCTTGATTTCGGCGATCTCGTCGAGGAGTTCGGCGCTCACGTGCAGCAGGTAGTCGACCTGCCACAGGCGCTTCCCCTGGGAGTCGCGGCCCTCGCTGAATTCGGGTCCGCCTGCGACTTCGAGACGCCGTACAGTCCCGTCCTGCGGGACTTCGAGGTAGGCCCAGCGTGGGTGGAGGTAGTCCCGGCCGGAGAACATCTGGGCGATGGCCGCCGCGTGGCGCTGCTTTCGCGTGTAGACCGTGACCTGGTACTCGAAGGTGTACGGAATGGGGTCCGCGGCCAGGTACGACTTGTCGCTGTCGTAGCCCTCGGGGGTGTATCCGAGTTCGACGGTGCCGCGGTGTTCCCGGTCGTGGTCGGGCTCAATGCGGGTGCGCTCGATGACGACGAGCGGAAAGGTCGCTGTCGCCAGTTCGTTCTCAGGGAGACGGAATCGGACGGCGACCGGAAGGCCATCTGCTGGTGCGTTGGTGTCCTTGACAACCAGACCTTCGAGCTTCGCCTTGATAGCGGCGTCCTCGTTGGTTATCCAGGGCATTCTGCGGGCCTTCCGGTCATTACGTCACGATTTCTCCGAATTCAGGATTGCAGCATTCGCCGGAATCTGTTACAGCCCCTCGTTAGCTGGTAAGGATCGGCAGCAGGGTGTTCGCGACGTACTGATGGCCGGCGTCGGACATGTGGATGGTGTCGGTACCCGCTACACCGACCGTCGTCGAATTTCCCCAGAACCCAAGCGACTGCCAGTAGTTCCAGGAGTTCCGGCCGAGCGGCCAAATGTCCACGAAAGCGGCGCCGTAAGCCTCGGCGATTCCCCTGACGCGCTCCGTGTAGTCCTGCCACTTGTATGTGGTGGAGTCGTACGAGCCGATGTGCTGCATCAGGATCAGGACGTCCGTGTTGCCGGTCGCCTTCACGCCGGAGGACGACGTCCCGTCCTTCACGGTGGAGAGGAACTTCCGCACGTTCGCCGCGAGGGTGTCGGCGGCGACGTTGGCGTTGGCGTCGTTGGCACCGAGTGCGTAGATCACCAGGTCGGCCGGGTAGTTCGGGCCTCCGCTCCACGCGGCGGGCATGTAGGTCTGGGAGAGGTCTGCGAAGGTGGCGGTCTGGGCGCCCGACAGCCCGTAGTTGTTCAGGACGACACCGGTGGCGTTCTCGCCGGTGGCACCGCACGGGGAGAAGAAACTGCCGCCCGCGCCGTTGTGGGTCAGCGTGAGCGTGTGCGACCCGGCTGACAGACCGGTGATGGTGGTCACCTGGATCGAAACGACACCGCTGTCCGTGACCGGCACCGCAGCCGCGCCGTCCACGCTGTACGTCCAGTTGACGCGACCGCCGCCACTCATGGTGTAGACGCGGATGGTCGTGCCGCGCAGCGTGAAGGTGATCGAGCTGCCCGCCGTCGACGTGCTCAAGTAGTTGGCGCCGGGCCCGTAGGGGTTGCCGATGGACCAGGAGCCGCTGGTCGTGCAGAAGTTGCCCGGAATGGCGGCCCACGCCGTGGTGCTCGCCCCGGCGCCGAAGAAGGTGGCGGAGTTGCCCGTGCTGAAGAAGCCGGAGCCGCCGTCGCCGTAGCTGCTTTGCAGCGCAGTCTTCAGACGGCCGGCAAAGCTCGTCGTCATCAGGTTGCTTGCGTAGAGGCCCTGAGTCGAGCTGGAGCCCACAGCGGCGACCGTCGCCAGGCCCGTTCCAGCCTTGGCGGCATCCCGCTTCGCCTTCCAGAAACTGCCCCAGCCCGGCGGGACGTAGACGCCCAGGTCGTTCCGGCTGACCGCGGACAGGTCCACCACCGAGCCGCCCGAGGTGCGCATCTTCATGGCGCCTCCCTGCGAGTACAGCAGCGATCCGCCCGTGGGGTTGGACACCGGGACGGTGGTGGCGTCCTTGACGCTGACGATCGCTCCGGCGCCGCCGCCGATATCGGCCGTGGTGGTGCCGAGCTGGAGCGGTCCGGTGAAGTAGTGCGTCAGCCGGCTGATGGGGCGGCCGGTGGCGGTGATCTCGAAGCCGACGACGCCGGTTGCGTCCTTGAACTTGGCGATCGACGTGGCGGTCGCATCGGCTGCGGTGACCTCGAACGCGACGGTGGTGAAGTCGTTCTGCTGGATGGACATACGGCCGGCGTAGGCCGGACCGTTGACGGCGAGGCTGCCGGTGACCAGGTTGTCGACCAGCCAGGCGCCCTGGCGCAGCGTGGCGGGTCCAGGGCCGGCGTGGGCGGTGGCGTAGGTGTAGCCGGAGAGACCCTTGAGGGACGAGTCGGCGGTGATGACGCCCTCGGCGTATGCCGGCAGACCGTAGCCGTACACGTTGGTGTCGGAGCGCTTCCGCTTTCGCAGATAGACGCCGTCGCCCTCGTCGGTGCCGTTTACGTTTCCATTTCCCTCGACGGTGTAGATCCACGTCGCGTCGTAGGCGTATACGAGACCGGTGTGGTCGGTTCCGGACGGGCCCAGCATCACCTGCGCGCCCACCGCGGGGTACCAACTCCAGCGGCTCGCTGCCTGCCACCAGGTGATGGACGCGGAGCAGTCGGCGGTACGCGGGAAAAGGCTGGCGACACCCGCCCGCATAGCGACCCAGGAAATGAAGATGTCGCACCATGACTGGCCGTCGAACGAAGAAAGGGTGGGAACTTCGGCGGCGTAACGGGTGAGGTTGTTCCAGCCGCCTTCCGCGTACCCTTCGTGGACGCCGACCTGGCTCTTGGCTACCGCTACAACGAGCGGCATCTGAGGTATGACCATGGGAACTCCCTGTCAGCTCGAAAGGAGCGTGTTGATGACTCCTGCGACGTAGGAGTGGCCGGCGTCTGACATGAAGAATGCGTCGGTCCCTGCGGCCCCCGGATTTGCCGGATCGCCCCAGTACGACAATGCGTTCCAGTAGTTCCACGAGTTTCGGCCCAGGGCCCACAGGTCGATGACTGCCGCATTGAAGGCGCGGGCGAGGCCGTAGGCACGGTCGACGAAATCCTGGTAGCAGAAGGTCGCGGTGTCGGCGCTGCCGATGTGCGGGAGGACGATGACGATGTCGGTCGTCCCGGTGGCGGCGGCTCCGTCACGGATGTTGCTCAGGTGCTGGCGCACGCTGGTGGCCCACGCGTCGGCGTCGCCCGCGTTGACGATGTCGTCGATGCTGACTGCATAGACCACGACGTCGGCCGGATAGCTCGGGCCCCCGTTCCACGGGAGCTTGAGCGACGGCAGGTACTCGCTCGCGACCGTGTAGCGGCGCGCGAAGTTGTTCATGACGAGACCGGTGGCGTTCTCGCCGGCTACGCCGCACACGGCGAGGTACTTGGTGCTGGCCCCGGTGTGGGTGATCTTGACCGTGTGCGTGCCGACGGACAGCCCGGTGATCTTGGTGGTGATGACGGCGAGGCCGCTGGTGGCGTTGTCGGTCACGGTGACCGCGGTGGCGCCGTCGATGCTGTAGGACCACTGCGCGTGCGAGCCGTCGGCGCCGAGGGTGTAGATGGTGACGCTCGTGCCTCGCACGCTGAAAGTCAGGTTGTCCGTGGGTGTCTTGCTGTAGGCGTAGCCCCAGCCGGGCCCGGCCGAGTATCCGCCGACGGTCCAGGTGCCTACCTGGCCGACCAGTTCGCTGGTCCACGAGGAGGTGCTGGTGTAGCCCATGATGCCCAGCGGACTGAGCAGGGAGGGGTAGAAGCCGGAGCCGCCGTCGCCGTAGGTGCCCTGGAGCGCCGTGTTGAGTACGCCCGGCCAGCCCTTGGTGCGCAGCTTGGAGGCGGGGAAGCCTGCGGCGGCTGCACCGCCGATGACGGCGACCGTCGCCTTGCCTGCCCCGGTCTTCGCCGCGTCGCGCTTGACGCGCCAGAACTCACCCCAACTCGGGGGTACGGAGTAGCCCTTCGTGGCGTTGAGGGTGGTGTTCGGGTTCGACGAGCCGCCGCCTGCGCTGGTCGGGAGTTGGCTTGCGCTGAGCTTGCCGTCGGTGCCGAGGGTGGCGAGTCCGCCGGCTACGGCGACCTGGGAGACGTCCAGGACGGTGTGGCCGGCCTGGGACAGCGATCCGTCGGTACCGAGCAGGCCGGGGCCGACGCGCTTGAGGTTTACGTCGGGGTCCGCAGAGCCGGTGCCGAACGCGACGACGCCGTCCGAGCCGAGCTGGATGCGCGGCTTGGTGTCGGAGGTCTGCTGCACGGTGATGGCCGGCCCCTGGCTTGCGGACAGCGCGAGGTTCACGGGCTGGCCGAGCTGCTGGTAGCGGGCGTCGGCCTGGTCGGGGGTGACGTAGTCGGTAGACGTGGGGGTACCAGGGGTGACGGTGTCCGCGTAGGTGGTCAGACGCTCCTCGACGAAGGCGTCAGGACGTTCGTAGGTGGCCATGTGGCTCCTTGGTGTGGCGGGCGTTCAGCGCTCGCCGGCTCCCGCTGCGGGGATGTACTGGGCGAAGACGGAGTCCGCGGTCAGCTCGTCGGGCTTGACCTCGACGGCGGTGATGGACACGAGGACGTCCTGCCTGCGGATCTGCCCGAGGATGGACATCTGGGTGATGCGGAAGAGCCGGCCGTCGTAGGCGATCCGGTCGCGTAGGTACTGGTCGTTGTGGATGTCGGCCTGGGTCAGGCCGATCTTCTGCACCTGGGCGAAGACCGCGCTGATCTCCAGCGTGTCGACGGTGTAGAAGCCGCGGTCGCTCTCCTGGTCGCCGGCTTCTACGTGCGTGGCGTGCAGGACGGGCACGGGCCACGGGCCGTCGTAGGCCAGGCCGCCATCGTCGCTCTCGTCGTAGATGTCGTTGGACACCGAACGGCTGTGGGAGAAGCGCCAGTAGGCGACGACGTCCCCGACGTGGCGCTGCCAGGCGCGCAGCCCCTGGTCGATGCGCTCGCCCTCTTCCGTGGCGGAGAACCGACCGCGCTTCCAGTCGGCTCTGCTCATGCGGCCCACCCGTTGTAGGTCGGGTTCGGTACGCCGGAGGGGTCGAGGTCGTGCTTGTCGATCTGTGGCAGTACACGCTCGGGGTAGGCGTTGTCGTCGAACTCGCGGTCGACGTAGATCGGTACGTAGCGGCCTGTGGTGCGCGAGACCCGGCGGAGGGTGGCCATCTCGATCCTGAACAGCCCGATGTTGAGCTGCCGGCAGAGTTCTTCGTACCGGTCGGTCATGACCGAGATCTGGTGCAGGACCTGGGTGTAGCGCTGACCGCGGTTGACGTGGGTGCCTTCACCCGTGCTGATGTCGACGTCGCTGGACGCGTCGGTGGCGACCGCCCACAGCGCGTTGACCACGGCCAGGAGCACCAGTGGCAGCTCCTCGACGTCCGGCAGGTTCTCCAGCGTCAGGGCCTCGTCGGCGTACCGGATGAATCCGTTCTGCGAGCGGTACCGGACGGTGACGTGGCGGTTGTGGCAGTGCTGGAGCACGGCGTCGCGCAGGTGCTGGGCCAGTTCCTCGTCGGTGAACATGCCGGCCGCCGTGCCTTCGGCGATGAGGGTCTGGCCCAGCGGGAGCGGTGCGTGCTGGCCGAGGAGCGTGATGCGCCCCTCGCGGCCGTCGACCTCGTAGTCGGTGCCGGCGACCAGGTCGGTGAGGTCCTGGCCGTCGAGGAGGCTGACGCGGGCGAGGGTGACGTTGACGGAACTGAGGTCGT